GTCGCTGCAAGGGGCCTGTTTGGAACCATGACCACGCCGTGTCGAAAGCCAGACGGGAGTTCGTCTTGACATCTTGTTCCGAGTGAGGGTCGTCAATAACGAACAGATCAGCACCACGACCAGCAAGAGCGCCGCCGACACCAGCAGCATAGTACTGACCGCCAGCGCTTGTAGACCACTTACCAGCAGCCTTTTGGTCGTCTGCCACCATTGTTTGGGGGAAAACTTCACGGTACTCCTCCGAGTCCAGTAAGTTACGGATACGCCTGCCGAAGTCCTCCGACAGACCTGCCGTGTGCGTGCCCATGATGATCTTTTTCTGGGGATACTTGCCCAAGAAGTAGGCCGGGAACAAGTAAGAGCTGAACTCAGACTTACCCATACGCGGCGCAATATTGATGATGACACGCTTTTTTCTCCCCTCGATCACGTCGGTGAAGATTTTGGCCAGCTTTCTGTGGTGGGGCCCTATCTTAAACCCCGGATAGACCGAAGCGGCAAAGCCGAGCATGTTGTCCTGCGCTGCCATCAAGCGTGTGCGACGCTCTCTTGCCTCCAAATCGTCGAGCAACTCCATCTTTTCCTTGACGGATAGCGTTGGCAGTGCGCGTTCAAGCGCCTCCAACTCACGCTTTGTCAGCGTCGTCAGTTTGGACAGGTTCATCTGTGATTTCTTCGGGGGCTTCAGGAGCCATTGCGTAAGAGGAGCCGTTTTCTGGGATGCCGTCGTCCGAGGCGGAGACATCAATGACGTCGATCACGCCCATGAACTTGGATAGCTTGTCCTTGATGCGCTGCTCAATCTCAGCGTCGGACATCTCGGCCTGCTTGACCTCGATCTTGTCCGTGAACAGCCCAATTTCTGTGACCTTGCCCAGCAACCCCAGTGCTTTCAAGCGGATATTGGCGTTGGGACTCTCGCACTCTTCCAAGATTTTGGCCACCGCGTACCCCCGCAGCTCCTTGGCTTGGTTCACAAACTCCCAGTCGTATGCTGTCAGCATGCTGGTCAGGTGCCGAACGGCAGCAGGAGTCTCAATACTGGAGACGAGGGCGTGTTGGTCTTTTATGGGAGCGCCGGTTGTGAGCGCAGTGAATGTTTCACGGGCTTGCTGCTTCTCAAGCTCTGACACGATCGTTTCCGTGTCGGGGGCACCCATCTCTTTTAGCCAGTCGGTCGTGGTGATCTTGGCGTTTAGGACATCTGCTGGCGCAGATTTAGCCGCCGGGGCCGGTGCCTCGGAGGTAGAGAGAACTTCAGCGTCGAAGTTTAAAAGGTGGTCCAGCATTTGTCCTTGAGGAGTGGCGGGTTGCAGTCCCGATGGCGTGAGTATATACTTACTTTGGGCTTTGGTGCAAGCTGTTCGCAGCAAGTTCCATTGCTTTCTCCTTGAGGTTGAAGACCTCTTTAACCCCGCTGGGCAACTGGCGGGGTTTTTTTATGCCCCGAGTTTTTCAAAATTTTTTAAAAAATTTTGGCATGGCCCTGTTTTTTGAGGAGGGGGTGGTCTCCTGTATAACGTTAGACAAATAGGCTGTGGGATTTTTAAAATATTACTTAGGTATTACAGAATTAGTCTGTGCGGTTGTGGAACAGTGTTGTACTATGCGCGTGTAAGCCCGTCAATATTAGGCCCATAGGGGTACGGTGGGGTCGGGAAAGTAGCCTTTTTGCTCAAGAAATGATGCCCTCGAGGGCTATCGAATGGGGGCATCCGTAAACTAGAGTTGTCTCGGTGGGAAAGCCGGGGCACATCATCAACCTTTAGGAGAAACTTCCATGCAAAAACTGACCATTCAACAATTCGCTTTCAACACCGGCGCAATGAGCCGCAAGATTCGTGAGGCCGCCGACCCGTTCCATGCGGCGTACCTTGAGGCGACCCCCGAGCAACGCAAAGACCTTCGCACCCGCTGGATGACGGGGCACCTTGAGGGCCAAGGCTTCAAGAACGTAGAGAGAATTCTCTCTGAGGGCAAAGGTGCCGATGCCAAGCCCGAGCACATCAAGGCCATTGACCGGGCTTCGAGCGACTTCCGCTACATGGTTGTGCGCCCTGATGCCAAGCCCGCCGCACCCAAGACCTCAAAGCGACTGAGCAAGGATGTTCGCGCCTTGGCTGAAGCCTACCTTGCCAACTTCGAGAGCGCCGCTGACGCTATTGCCGCACTTCGCGCCGTTGCTTGAACGGTAATGAGAATGATTCTCAGAGAGATTTCTCTCTGCCACCTGCCGGGCGTGGCTTGCCCGGTGTTTCAAACCCTGTCAAACGACACCATGCGCTTGCCACGCAATACTTTTATTGGAGAACTTTCATGCGACGCACCATCAACATCATGGACAACATCCACGCAGTCCGCTCATCCATTGACGCTTTCGGCGTTTGGTACGCCATCCACGAATACGGCTTCCGTAATCTGTGGACTATCTTCGTTGCAACCCGTATGAAGTAAGGAGAACAACCATGCGTAACCTCAATAACCCCATCATCAAAGAACTCGGCACCGTCACAACCCGAGGGCAGGACTACTATGTCCAGACCATCACCTACGGCACCCAGCAACACATCCATGTGTTCAGGAAGGGCGAGCTTCACAGGCATGGCTTGGTCTTCCTCAACCAGCGTGAATACGACCACTGGAAAGGCCATCTCGGTGCCCAACGCGAGCTGTTCTGAGAGAGAATTCTCTCTGAGTACTCAAGTATTACAGATTTTTTCGTGTCCGAGGTTTTTCCGGTCGTGCACAGTTTGGGAACGATGCAACCCGCATGGTTGCGTGGGTTCGAGCGTTCTCTGTCCTCTCTATCTATATATAAATATATTTATAAAGAAAGAAGAGTGTTTGTTTTATACACAAACAAAAAAACAAACAAAGAAAAAAACTCTTGGTCTTGTTCTTGGGCATGCTACCCCCAAAAAAACTATATCCAGAGAGGACAGAAACACCTCAACCCAAGCAACCATGCGGCCTCGCATTGACACAAACTTGAACACGCTTGATTTAACCTCGGACAGAGCCCACAAAACAGGAGATTTAATTGATTAAATCAGGTACACTCAAGACACCAACAACACAGGAGCTACCATGAGCGACCCCTTCCGCCGTTTCGACGGCCTCACCTACCGCGAAATCAGTGCCCGCCTTGAGCGTGATGGGCTACCCCTCGAGCAAATCGAGGCGACCTTGACCGACATCCGAGCGCACCGAAGCCAGCGTTCCAACGCCAAGCGCCACCGCCGTGTAAGCAACAAGCAGTGGGGCGAGGTCATCCAGACCCTGCAACACGAGCGCCGCATTTTGCGTGGCATGGTGCGTTACAAAACCAAAGAGCCAGCACCCGAGCGTGACGACTTCGTGGTGCAGTACATGAAGGTGCTCGACACCTTGTACGAAAAACTGCAAGCAAAGCGGCGGCTTTCCCATGAGATGCCAGAGCACAGCCATTGGGTCGACTATGTGCCGGACAAGATAAAGCAAGCGTTCATCCACGCCGCTGACATGGTGCCCGTCCGCGACCGGGCCAAGTTCAAGACACCGTTCCAGCGAGTGAGCCCGCCTGCACTGACCGACCTACGCCGCTCGAGATTACTTCGATATACGAGAGCAACACTGGAAGCGGTGATTGCCAAGCAAGATGTCGACCCGGATGACACCAAAGCACATCGCAAGGAGTGGCTGTTGCGGGAAGCTATCAAGCGCATCAACGAGATACCTTTCAACGGCCATGTGCCGAACCACTGGGCTGACATGGTGCGGGATGTGATGTACGAGAACGATGACGGCGAGATGGTGACGGCTATCAAAGCCAAGCCGAGCAAGCGGATGAAGTGGGCGCAGGAGAACGCAAACCAACACACCCCGCCTGTACCAGACAGCCTCAAAGTGCCGGTCGAAAAGAGAACGCAGTACATCCGCAAGCTCGATGCGATGTCAATAAAGCAACCGCTCAAAGAAACCTTGAAGAACCTTCTGAAATAAACGAGAGAGAAATCTCTCTGACTTGGCTGTGCGATGCCGCCCACACAGCCGAGCCTACCCTGAACAGGGCGGCATCTGAAACTGGAGAAAGCAAATGAAAACATTGAACGAACTGCGAGCCTTCTGCGAAGGCTACCGCCAAGCACTGCTCGACCTCATTCCATTTTGCAACGACTCATTGGCCAATGCCGACGAGTGGGTCGTCTGGGGTGGGTATGACATCAACTTTGCAGGGGCGGACTACTCAACCCACGTCAAGAACGACAACGACCTGCGCGTTGACGCATACAAAGCGGGCTGGACAGACAGCATCGGCGAGCCTGTGCACAGCTTCACTATCAAAGGAGAAAGCAATGACTGACTTAACACCCAACCTGACGGACAGCGAGCTGTACAAAGCGGCGCACAACATGGACAGCTACGGCGGTAGCTTCGCCGCATCCATAGCGCAGGCTTTCTTTGTGGCCGATACGTGCAACCGCATCCGACTACTCGCCGCGTTCGGGGATATGTTCGAGCGCTTCGCACCAACTGAGACAACAACCCAAGGAGAGACAGCATGACAGAACAACCACACCACTTCTTTGCATCAAGCGTAGCGCAGTGGGCTACGACCAACGACAAGCGTGACCTGCGCCAGCTACTGAAACTCATGGACAAGGACGGGTACCCCTACAACCTGTTCCTTGTGCCCGGCTCGCACGAGTCGCTGTACGACATCAAGATGTACCAACCCCAAGTTGCTGACACGCAGTGGCTTGGGTTCTATCAAGTCAAGTGAATCGAGAGAGAAATCTCTCTAACGCCTTGCCGGGCGGCGACCATGCCCGGTACTTTCAAATGAAACTAGGAGAAAGCAATGAAACCAAGCTATAAGTTTGCAGACCGCCGTGAAGCCCAGAAGTTCTGGTCTGAGTGGGTCAACCCCCTCGTGCGTATCTTGAGCGGTGATGTGTACGACAGGGTTAATAACCCACACGGTGGGTACAACTACATCCGGCGTTACGCTGGCCGTCCATGGTTCATCCAGCAACACGACCGCCATCAACTGCACCCCGCAGTTGTGAAGATGCTCGAGCTGTATATGCCAGCCACATGGCAACGCCTCATCCTTGAGTGGCCACACAAGTCCCTCACTGACCCCAACCGACTGGCCTATACCCGTGACGAGAAGTCCGCCATGTACGAGGGTGACAGCGACAAGAAAGCATTGGTCACCAGCATCGGCAAGTACTTGACTCGCCACTGGCCTGATGTGCCATCCGACATCATCCGCGACATCGTGGCCGAGCATACATACGGCGGCACGATCAGTATCACCAGCGACATCAAGCGCATGGTGCAGGTTGTAAGCGGTGGCCCCCGCTCTTGTATGTCCAGCAGGTTCGACATCCGATGCGCTGACGGCAAGATGCGCCATCCCTACGAGGTGTATGACCCCTCGCTTGGCTGGTCGATGGCTGTGCGTGTCGAGGGTGACGAGGTGCTCGGTCGTTGCCTTATCTGGAGTGACCCCGACAGCTCGGATACCTTTGGCTTTGTGCGCTCATACAAGCGTGAGCGCAACGAGTGCTCACACTCTGGTGCTGACGAGGCTATCGAGGCGTATCTCAAGAGCATGGGGTATACCAAGTGGGGCGGCTGGCCTGACGAGACACCGCTCATGCAGTACGAGACAGAACGGGGCGGCTACCTCATGCCCTACATTGACGGCGGCAATCAGCAAGTGGACAGGGCTGACGGGTACTTGTTCGTCGCAGAGAACGGCGGTGAGTTCCAAGCAGACTCCACCGCTGGTGTTATCAACCAACACAACTGCACCTGTGAGGACTGCGGTGAGGGGTTCGACGAGGATGACGGCTACTGGACTGGTATCCATGAAGACCACCATGTGTGCGACTCATGCCGTCACGATAACTACACCTACGCTTACTCACGCCGTGGCAACGAGTACTACATCCACAACGACGATGTCATTGAGGTAGGCAGAGAGTACTACGACGTGAACTATCTGTCTGACAACAGCATCGTGCAACTGCATAACGGCGACTTCACGCACAGTGACAACGCTGTGTGGCTCGAGTCGTGCGACGAGTACTACGAGCAGGATGACGACGACATCTGCTATGCCGAGAACACAAACCAGTACGAGCTGGTCGAGGACTGCTGGCAATGCGCTGAGTCAGGCAACTGGTACACCGATGACGAGGACTATGTAGAGGTCGATGGCGACAAGTACCACCCTGACCATGCGCCTGAGGTTGACGACGATGAAGAAGAGGACGAGGACGAGGACGAGGACGAGGCTGAGACAGCGGTCGAGGCCGAGCCTACCCTTGTCCTGACTACCACTGCCACCGTTGAAGTAACCCTTGACGAGCGCTTCTCGCTCGCCGCTTAATTTTTAGGAGAAACTTCCATGAACAAAAACTCTACACTTCACAAGACCCTTGCTCGTGCCCTGTCCATGATGCGACCGCACAACAGTGAGGGAACCAAACGCTTGACCGACTGGCTTGAGGACAGTGCGCGTACCCTACCCAACGCAATGATTGGCCGAGATGCCATTGGCAATCTCCATGTGGACACACGCCTTAACTCATCCAACCGCACACTGTTTGTTGCCCATGTGGACACAGTGCACCGCAAGGAAGGCCCCAACAAGATCAGGAAGACTGCGACCCACTGGCACGCTGACGGGGCAGCTCTCGGTGCCGATGATGGCGCGGGTGTTGCGATGCTTATGCACCTGATACACGCTGGTATCCCTGCGTATTACATCTTCACGCAAGGTGAGGAGTGCGGCGGTATCGGTGCGACATGGCTTGCTGACAACTGGAAGGACGGGCTTGCCAAGTTCGACCGGGCTATTGCCTTTGATCGCCGGGGTATCGACAGCGTTATCACACACCAAGGTCGTGGGCGTTGCTGCTCTGATGTGTTCGGCCAAGCCCTTGCTGATGCGCTCAATGAGGACATGACGCTGATGTACCTGCCCGACAACACGGGTGTGTATACCGACACTGCCGAGTTCATCGACATCATCCCCGAGTGCACCAACATATCGGTGGGGTATTACTCTGAGCACTCTGACCGCGAGTGCCTTGACATTAGCCACTTCGCTACGCTTGCCGAGCGCGTTGCTCGCATCGACTGGGACAGCCTACCAACTGACCGCGACCCGACCAAGGTTGAGACATGGACTGCACAGGACTGGGGGGTGTGGGGGTCTAGTGGGTGGGGGGCGACCAGTGTCAGCTCTGTTGCCGGGCGGGATGGTGGGAATACCTACCATCACTTGCATGACTACGGCGACGAGGAATGGTTCAGAGAGGAGCTGCGCGACGCAATCTATGACGCTATGGCTGGCTCCAAACAGTGGCTCATTGAGCTTCTGTGCGAGTCGGTGTACCCTGAAGACCCTGAGATGGCCGAGCACTTCATCGACAGGAGCAAGCTGGACGAGGAGACGCTGACCATCGCCTTGCAACACAGTACTGTGTTCGACCCCGACACTGTGCTGGCTGAGATATTCGACATCGCTTACAAAGACTGAAAGGAGAGAGTAAATGCACACGATAAACATCGTGCCCTACGGGGCACTGCCTTGCGAGGCGAAGACCTTTGAGGTTAACGGCGTAGCCGGAGACAAGTCTGACTTCGGAAGCAACGACGACATTGGCTCGTTTGACTACGAGTATGGGCCGTTGGACGACGAGAACTGGGCATGTGCTGACAACCAATTCTCACCCCACACGGACATACCCGAGGGCGTGCTGGCCAAGTACAGCATCACCGAGGAGGAGTATCGAGACATTCAAACCAAATGCACCGAGCTGTTCGCCGTAGGCGGCTGTGGCTGGTGCGTGTAACCAAAGGAGAAAGTAAATGACAAGTAAATCCGCAAGAGCCGCCGCAGTAATGCAGGCGGTGGCAATGGTCAAAGACTTCGACCATGCGCTGACAATATACGATGCGTTGGGCAAGTCGTTCGGCTCGATCAACAAGGTGCTGGAGTTCTATGAGACCGAGCGCTGGATGGTGTACGACGACTTGGATGACGCTGAGTATTGGGAAATGATTGAGGACAACGCGCTGGCTATTGATGCCGCACGCAAACACTTTGGAGAACCCACATGAAGAAGTACACAGGCCCCGCAAAGCCTATCCCTACGCACACGGAGATCGTCAGCGACAAAGCTGAACGCATCATCTTTTTAATTCTTGCCATCGTTGTGGCAGTAATTCTTTACGTTGAATGAGTACGAAGTTAGGCAGATTGAGACGGCTAAAAATAGTTGTTGACATCTGTCTAACGCTGTACAAATAATCCCACCCCCAAGGAGAAAACTATGATTTCAAACCTCAAAAAAACCATGCCCATCGTACCCGTGGGCCATCCCGACTTTAAGTGGACATCTGGCGCTGATGTTCAGGCGCTATGGCGCAAGCATGGGTGGACTCCGCCCTCTGAGAGCCGCACTACGCCGCCCCCACCGCCGAGCATAGCCGAGCCTGCCTTCGTGACTCTGCGCCGCTTTAAGTGAGGGAGCGATGAAATACGAGTCTGTTGCCCAGACATGGGCGCGGTATCACCGCGACAAAGCAAATGGCGTGAAGCACACGCCGTTACACACGTTGCAAGAGTGTTGCGAGGCGGCAGGTGTCGACCACAGAGTGTTCGGGCGCTATGCCGCGAAGTACCCTGATGCCCCTCAGCCCGTACTGCAACACGAGAAAACCCGTTGGAAGGCGGGAAAGAAATACTACCGCAAGCACGAGTTCGTGCAGTGGGTTAACCAAGTTCGTCAACAAAAGGAGAAGGCAATGCCTGACATCAAAACCGCGCTCCAACAAGCGCTCGCTAAGACTGCAAACACATGGGCCGCAGATGATGAAGCCCACCAGAAAATTGAACCCGTAAAAACTGAAACCCCCAAGGAGATCGACATGCCCAAGCAATACTTCCAAGCCACCAACAACGTGACACGCGCCACCTTTGACTACGTGTACCAGAACCCCGGCAAGCTGCGCAAAGAGGTGCTCAACGCACTGCAAGACCGAGGATATAAGCGCTCATCCACAACGTCTTTGATCGGGCAGTTCGTCAAGTCAGGCGCTTTTGTTGAGCGCGGCACGCATCGGTTGTTGTTCGCAACTAGCTCGCAGTACACACCCCTGAAGACCGTCCGACGCAAGAAGGCCGCAACCCCTGTTGTTAAGGCAGTCAAGCCCGTGGCCAAGCCAGAAGCTGCGCCAGCCCAGAGAAAGTATGTGGAGATCACAAGCAAGCGCACAGGTGAGGTCATCAACCCACGCAAGGAAGAATGGACTGTTGACTCGGTGATTGGTGGCTTGAATGTGCGCCAAGCGATGGCTGTGTACGCTGAGTTGCGCGGCATCTTTGGGGCGTGAGATGACATGGCCGTTCCCGACACAACCCCTACCGACACCGCCCAACAACAAGCCGCCGAGGTTCAACCCGGACAACTTCGAGGACGCACCGCTGTGACTTGCAAACACAACTGGATACCCGCCGAGTTCGGCCATCCACAACCAAGGCATTACATGTATGTCTGCAAGCGGTGTCACAAAACGATAGCCGCACAACTGAAGGAGAAGCAATGAGCAAAGAAGCAATGAAGCTGGCGCTGGAGGCGATGGAGAACATGTCAACCGCTTTGCGTGAAGATGATGTGCTTGGCAACGACATTGACATGCTCTTAGATGCCATCACTGCACTGCGAGAAGCACTGGCAGAGCAGCCAGCACAGCAGGAGCCTGTTGGCGAAGCCTATCTGTGTGACAGATGCCAAACACCGTTTGATGGGGCTTATGAGTGCCCATCGTGCGGTCACCACACGGCAGTCAAAGAGCCTGTCTACACAGCCCCACCACAGCGCACATGGGTGGGGCTGACGGAAGGGGATAAACAATACCTCAACGAAGTGTTGAACCTTCAAGGTCGGTTCCCGATCATTGACGCTATCGAAGCCAAAAGCAAGGAGAAGAACACATGACCAAAGAAGAAGCACTGAAGATCATCAAGCTACTGTCCGCGCTGGAGTCGTGGGCATTCAGCACCAAGAACATGCTGCCTGACTACCTTCACGACGACCTCTGCGTGGCCGTAAAGGTGCTGGATGGCATCGTACTGGAGAAGAACACATGAATATCGTTGTATATACAAAATCAGGTTGCCCCAACTGCGTGACAGCCAAGCGTCTGCTGGATGACAAGGGTATTGGGTACACGGCCTACGATGTTGAAACAGACATCGGCTACAAAAAAATGCTGGGACATGTCGATGCTCAATATCGTCAGATGCCCCAGATATTCATCAACAACCAGCGGGTAGGTGGCTTGGCTGGACTGCAAGCGGCATTGAAGGAGTTGGGGTTATGACTGACGAACAATTCCTTGTGCTGGCGGCTTGCGTCTGGCTTGCTCCGCACATGCCAAAGGAGTTTGCCAAAATCGGCGGAGGCACCATGCTTGTCGTGGCAACTGCAATTGGATTGGGGTGGAAACCATGAAAACAGTGATTGAGATGGCGCGTGAGGCTGGAGCCACGCCCTACACAAACCGCCATTACCCAGACAGGCCAACGCACACATTTAACGTGGATCAGCTTGAACGCTTTGCCGAGCTTGTCCGCGCCGAAGAGAACGAAGCCTGCGCCCTGATCGCAGACGAGGCAGAGCCGTACAACGCAGCGGACTTGATCCGCAAAAGGATGAAGAAATGAAAACAGCGATTGAGATGGCGCGTGAGGCTGGGATTGATGAGTGGTGGAACTCTGGCTCTGAGTGGCGTGAAACTTTTGATGTTCATCTTGAACGCTTTGCCGAGCTTGTCCGTGCTGACGAGCGTGAGGCGTGTGCGAGATTGGTTGATTACTGGGAGGCGCGGCAAGGCGAACACGCTGACGCCATCCGCGCAAGGGGGCAAAAGTGACCCCCGTCCGACAGAAAAGAATCCGCACCCTGCTACGCACACGACCCGGCGGCATGACACCGATTGAGATCGCCGAACTGCTGGAGATGCACCCTGCCAATGTACGCACGTCACTGAGGGCTATGCCTGATGTGTATGTAGACCGCTGGCGTATAGGTAAGCGCGGCCAGTACGAGAAGGTGTGGGTCGCTGTGCATGTACCAGACGACTGCCCTCACCCCAAGGACCGTGTGAAGTGGGGCGTTCACCACAAGAAACCAAAGACCCAATGGGTTATCACAGAAGGAGCAAGATGAAAGTCCTCGACCTCGTAAGATACGACCCCCAACGAAATTGTTTTGTACTGAAAGGCCCCATGAAAAAACGCACCTGCAACTGCCACCCTGACTCGCCCTTCCACTGGGCTGAACACCAACGCGACAGTATCTTCATGGCTGACCACACCTTCCGTGCCAAGGGTGCAGATGGTAAGAGCGGCTCACAAATTGCCACCGACTTTGTTGAATCCCAGCGAGTTGTGGGTAAGATGTCAGGCTCAATCCAGACACTTGTGAAAACAAAAAACGAGAAAGAAGCCGAGCTGATTGCATACAAACAGTTTGGTATTTTCAGTCGCGCTCATCCTAATGTGAAACCTTCGCCCAATAAACACGAACTGTAATGAGAACCAATTCAACGCACTCTGTCCGTGCGCTACTACGCGAAACCCCTGACGGTATGGATGTGGGCACGATTGCCAACACCCTGCACCGTGAACCACACAACGTGCGCCGCATCCTGAAGACAATGCCGGACGCATACATCGACAGATGGACACACTTCGGTGGCACTGGCATGCCCAGCGCCATATGGTGTGTTGTTGTACCCCCAGACCACTGCCCCCGACCTGACGCTAAACGAAGGAGAAAGAACGATGACGCCTATTCCAACTGAGAACCAAATGGAACTTGACCTCGCCCCAACACTGACCCCCGAAGAAGAACAGGAACTCCAGCACATGCTCAGAACATCCGCGCTCAACCAAGGCTTCAATGGCACCAGCGCCGACGACATCCAAGTCAGCGGCAACCACTACAAGGACATGCCCATTCAGCCGTGGCACATCATGGAAGCAGTGCTCACCCCCGAGGAGTTCGTAGGGTTTCTTAAAGGCAACATTATCAAATACAGCCTGCGTGCTGGACGCAAGGACGGCAGCGATGATGCAGGCAAGGCGCTGCACTACATGCAGAAACTCAAAGAAGTGCGGGGCTACTGACATGGCTGCAACAAAAGAAGCGCTTGTAAAAAAGCACGTCAAGAAGACGCTGGATGAGATGGGCGTGTACCACTTCTCTCCTTTCCAAGCGGGGATGGGGCGTGCCGGTATCCCGGACATCATTGCTTGCTACAACGGCCTGTTCCTTGCCATCGAGTGCAAGGCAGGCAACGGCAAGACCACTGCGCTACAAGAGCGCGAACTCAATGCCATTCGCACAGCCAAAGGGCTGGCCTTTGTCATCAACGAAGACAACATGAATAACCTCAAGGAGTTACTGCAATGGACAAAGAAATAAAAGACCACTGGGAGAAGTCGATGGAGATGCTTATGGCTCTCTCCCCAGCCAAGCGCAAGCACTTCGCCCTGCTGCTTGTGAACTTAGCCGATTGCTACGCCGATGATGGGGTGATGGCCACCGTGCTCATCTCCCGTGACGACAACCTGATGATGTTCAGCGCAGGCGCAACCGAGTTCGAGTGTGCCGAGATGTTGAGCCGCGCCAACGAGCTGGTGCAAGAGGTAGCCACATCGGATGCCCCACCCAAGGAGATGTTTAATTGAACTACTCAGGAAACCTGACGCAAGCGTTGGTGGACGAACTGCTTGAAGTTGTGCACCGTTATGACGAAACACTGCTCCTGCCCACAGCGCTGGGCTGTCTTGACCTTGCCAAGATGCAACTGCTTCAAGACCACATGGAAGAGGAGGACGACGAATGAGCGCCCCGTTTGAGCAAGTCATCGTGCTTGATTTTGAAACTTCTTGGGGGCGTGCTCCACACGTCAAGCTGGGCTTCTCCTGCCAGACCAACGAAGAGTATGTACGCGACCCTCGCTTTAAGGCGTGGGGGCTGTCTTGGAAATGGCTTGGCAGCGATGAAGCCCCAGTATGGGTAACGCGCAAGGACTTGCCTACGTTCTTTGCGTCGATCGACTGGAGCAAAACCGCTGTGCTGGCACAAAATGCCCAGTTCGACGTGTCGATCATGTCATGGCACTACAACGCCAAGCCCGCGTTCGTCATGGACACGCTCTCGATGGGCCGAGCGCTGCGCGGTGTGGAGGTGGGTAACAGCCTCAAAAAGCTGGCCGAATGGTTCGGCTTGCCCCCCAAGGGTGATGGGCTTAACCCGTCCGAGAACATCCTTGACGAGCTGCCGCCCGATGTGGAGGAGGTGCTGGCCGACTACTGCTGCCACGACACGTGGCTGTGCGAGCAGATTTTTTTCAAGCTGGGTGGTTTCCACTACCCAACCAAGGAGCTGCGGCTCATCGACATGACGCTCAAGATGTACACCAACGCCATGCTGGTGCTTGACCGGGAGATGCTCATCAAGGCGCTGTCTGAAGAAGGAGAAAAGCGTGAAGGACTACTCAAGAAGCTCGGCGTGGAGGAGACTGCACTTGCGTCGAACGATAAGTTTGCGCAAGTCCTCGTTGCGATGGGTGTCACTCCCCCTACAAAAGTCAGCAAGACCACTGGGAAGGAGGCGTTTGCTTTTGCAAAGAATGACGCGCTATTTCAAACGCTGCTCAACGGTGAACGTGAGGACGTTGCCCTTCTTTGTGAAGCGCGTCTTCGGGTTAAATCCACGACCGAGCGTACAAGAGCGCAGCGTTTCCTTGACATCTCGGGCAGGGGCGCACTCCCGGTCCCTCTTAGCTACTACGGCGCGGCAACGGGTCGATGGACGGCTGCAAAAGGTTCCGCAATCAACATGCAAAACCTCAAGCGAGGTTCGTTCTTACGCAAAGCAATCATGGCACCGGTGGGGAACCAGCTTGTCGTTGGGGACCTTTCGCAAATTGAACCGCGAGTACTCGCGTGGTTTGCGGATTACGAAGATATGCTCGACATCTTCCGGTCTGGCAGTGACGCTTATGCCGCGTTCGGCGCTCAGATGTTCAACATACCCGGCCTTTCAAAAGAAAGCCATCCAGACCTGCGACAGTCTGCAAAGTCTGCGCTACTCGGCGCGGGGTACGGGCTTGGCTGGGCGTCTTTCGCTGCCCAGCTTCTCGTTGGATTCCTTGGCGCACCTCCCATACGCTACGACAAGGCGTTTGCAAAGAAGCTCGGGGTTACGCCCGAGTACATCGAGCGATTCGTTGGCTGGGAAGATAACGTCAAGAAGCTCCAAGAGATTCCACACACCTGCACCGAGCGGGAGTTGCTGATTCACTGCGTTGCGGCCAAGAAGATCATCGACATCTACCGCTCTACCGCCCACCCGGTGGTGAGCTTCTGGGACATGTGCTCAAGGCTGCTTGAGAAATCGCTTTACGGCGGCGATGAGGTGGTGTATAAATGTGTCACCTTCCGCAAGGAGGAGATACTGTTGCCCTCTGGGATGACGCTCAAGTATCCGAACCTGCGCAGGCTAGTCGATACGAAAACGAAGCAAAGTAATTGGGTGTACGGTGAGGAGGGTGTCAAGCCCACCAAGTTGTATGCCGGTAAGATAACGAACAATATCGTGCAGGGAACTGCGCGAGTAGTGATGACAGACGGGATGCTGCGGGTTGCTAAAAGGTACCCCGTGGTAGGCACAGTGCATGACGAATTGCTCTGTGTCGTGCCAGACGCTGAGGTCGCGGAAGCTACGGACTGGGTGTTGCAGCAGATGATTGCTGTGCCGACCTATATGCCGGGCATACCGCTGAACTCAGAGGTTGGCGCACACCGCCGTTATGGTTTGGCAAAAGGTTAACTGTAAGGAGAAAGCAAATGAAAGAACTGACACTGCCCAAGAAAGTCAAGGTGGGCAACAACTGGTACACCGTGGATGTAGCGGACACCATCCGCAACCGCCCGTTCATTGGTGAGGTGCACTACGCCAAACGCACCATCACGCTGGCGCGTAAGTCATACCACGGTGTACCGCTCAAGCTGTCGGCACTGCACGAGACGTTCTGGCACGAGCTCACTCACGCCATCCTTGAGAGCATGGGGCGCGACGAGCTCAACAACGACGAGGATTTTGTCGAGGAGTTCAGCAACCGTCTGGCCAAGGCCATTGAGTCTGCGAGGTTTTGATGGAAGATGACTTCGACAAGCTGATGCAAAACGCCATGATCTACGGAACGGGCGTTCTGGTTATGCAGATGGATGAGAAGATACAGCTCTCAACGCGGGTAATACCCATCGAGGAGTACACCGAACTGGGCGAACATTTGAAGTGGGTCGCCCAAAACACAAAGGGTCCACATGACAGTTAAATGGTCACACTCTGCCCTCAAAGATTACGAGGGCTGTCCCCGGCGGTACAACGAAGTGAAGGTGCTCAAGAACTACCCGTTCACTGACACGCAAGCAACGCTGTACGGCAAGGAGCTACACGAGGCGGCTGAGTTCTACATCAAGGACGACAAGCCGCTGCCTCCCCAGTTTGAGTTCGTCAAGGACACGCTCGAAGCGCTTAAGGCCAAGCCCGGTCGCAAGTTGTGTGAGCATGAGATGGGCGTGACAGCCGATCTGCGCCCTTGCGGATTCATGGACAAAGAGGTATGGGTTCGCGGTATTGCTGACTTGCTCATCATCGACGATGAGAACTTGACAGCGTACGTTGTTGACTATAAAACTGGCAACAACAAGTACCCGGACCGGGAGCAGCTCAAGCTCATGGCGCTGATGGTGTTTGTGCACTTCCCGCACATTCGCAAGGTGCTCGGCGGTTTGCTGTTCGTGGTCAAGAACGACATGGTAAAGGCCAGCTACCTGCGCGGTGAGTCCGAGGAGTACTGGTGGGATTATCGGGCACGCGTCGCCCGCATTGAACAGGCGCATGAGAGCGGTGTGTGGAATCCAAAACCCACACCGCTATGTGGTTGGTGCGTCGTCAAGACGTGCGAGTTCAACAAGAAGAGGGATTGAAGATGTCAGATAAGTTCACGTTTGGGCACTCGCCGGACTTAAAACATCTGACGCTGACAGTACATGACACAGAGGCTTGCGCCACACCGAAAGTGCAAAATGACATGTACTCAGCGTTTCACAAGTACCTGCGTAAACTAAAGAACCTTAAACAATCGGAGCAACAACATGACACAAGTAAACGGTAAGAGGAATTACAAGCATGCCTACAAGCTGCAAAAAGAATCCGGCGAGACAGCCGATCAAGTCGAGCGCCAGCGAGCGCGTCGTAAGTACGACAAAGAGGGCGTGGACCGTGCAGGCAAGCACATCGACCACATCAAGCCCTTGCGTGCGGGAGGCAAGTCAACGCCGGGCAACACCCGACTGCGAAGCCCAAAAGCAAACATGTCCGACAAGTGAGCGGTGCGCAGACTTCGATGAAGACTGCGCTGATATAAAAAACAAAACACTGTGCTGGCTGTACCAACCTGAACTTGGTACATGCCCGTACTTACAAGGAGAAAGTTAAATGAACAAGGTCTACATTATTCGCTGGCGCTTTTATGACAACTCCGGGAGTGGCATCCTACCGTACGCCTACGCGGATAAGGACGAGGCGGTGCGAGCATTTGAAATGCTACAAGAACACGGTAGCCGCGAGTACGATCTCGACGAGCTGGCAGTTCTGAGGAGCAACTGATGGAAATCATCGACGACAAAGCCGTCGTCTTCAGAACGCGCAACCCCGAGAAGTACAAGATCATCCCCAAGCACAAAGTCATCGAGCGTGATGATGGCGGCTACGATGTTGCTGTGTACTGGGGCTTGGACGAAGCGCGTGTTCTGAAGAACCTCGGCGTGAAAGAGATTCAGTCACCGATCACACGCCGATACAAGTGGCCCGGTCGATACAAGCCGATGCAGCACCAAGTCGAAACTGCATCGTTCCTCACGATGCACAAGCGTGCGTTTTGTTTCAACGACCCCGGTACTGGCAAGACCCTTGCTGCGCTGTGGGCTGCTGACTACTTGATGACGCTTGGCTTTGTGCGGCGTGTGCTTATCTTGTGCCCACTGTCGATCATGCACTCGGCATGGCTCAGTGACTTGAACAACTCCATCATCCACAGATCAGCAATCGTGGCGCACCATGCCAAGGCATCGCGCCGTATCGAGATGATTCAGCAGGACTACGAGTTCGTGATCTGCAACTACGACGGGTTGAACTTGATTGCAGACGAGATCAAGAACGATGGCCGCTTTGATCTGGTGATTGTCGATGAGGCCAACGCCTACAAGACCGTGACCACCAAGCGTTGGAAGACGCTAAAGTCCATCATGACACCATCGTCGCACCTGTGGATGATGACAGGTACTCCAGCATCGCAGTCCCCTGCTGATGCGTACGGCTTGGCCAAGTTGGTCAACCCTGACAACGTGCCGATGTTCTTCACGGGTTGGCGTGATGCGGTGATGCACAAGGTCACCATGTACAAGTGGGCACCATCCAAGGACTCCAAGGAGAAAGTGTTCAACGCACTGCAACCCGCGATCCGGTTCTCCAAAGACCAATGCCTCGACTTGCCACCAGTCATCACCATGACGCGAGAGGTTCCGCTGACACCGCAGCAAGCCAAGTACTACAACCTGCTCAAAGACCAGATGCTGGTGCAAGCCGCAGGAGAAGTCATCACAGCGGTCAATGCCGCTGCTATGCTGAGTAAGCTGCTTCAGGTGTCGTGCGGTGCTGCGCTGACTGATACGAAGGAGGTGGTGGAGTTCGACGCTGCGCCAAGGCTTGGCGTGTTGGAGGAGGTGCTGGAGGAGACGAGCCGCAAGGTGATCGTGTTCGCGTTGTTCCGCGCATCCATCGAGACAATCCAGAAACACCTGACCAGCAAAGGCATCTCCAACGAGTGCATCCACGGCGGCGTGACTGCGACCAAACGGGCCGACATTATCCACAGGTTCCAAACAAACCCGGACCCGAAGATTCTGGTCATGCAGCCGCAAGCGACTGCCCACGGTATTACCTTAACGGCTGCTGACACCGTGGTGTTCTACGGTCCACTGATGAGCGTTGAGCAGTACATCCAGTGTATTGCCCGAGCTGACCGCAAGGGACAGAACTCCGACAAGGTGACAGTTATCCACATCCAAGGCTCCCCTGTGGAGAAGAAGATGTTCAAGGCGCTCGAGGCAAAAGTTAGTGACAGCACACTTTTGACCGAGATGTTCACGCTTGAAATAAATTCTTGAAAGGGGGTTGCACCAAGATAAAAACCATGTAAACTGTCCAACGCTAGACAAAAACATTAGGAGAAAGCAAATGACTGAAGACCTCGAAGAGGTGGGCGTAGCGCCCGCCGACGAAGCGATCCCGCTGGACAAGCTGGTCGCCATCCACGCAAAGATCAAGGCCAAGCAAGAGAAGCTCGACGCTGAACTTGCCGAGCTTGAAGAGGCCCGCACGGAAGTGCGCCTCGCCATCAAAGACCAGATGAAGGCTCTCGGGCTTGAGTCGGTCAAGACCTCCTTCGGAACAGTGTCGTTGTCGAAGACGACGCGCTACAACACGCAGGACTGGGACTCGTTCAAAGCATTCGTGCTTGAGCACCAAGTCGTTGACCTGCTGGAAAAGCGCATCGCCCAAACCAACATGGCACAGTTTCTGGAAGAGAACCCCGGTGTTGTTCCACCGGGACTGAACTCAGTCACTGGGTTCGACATTCGTGTAACCAAAGCAAGAAAGTAAGGAGAAGCACATGGAAAACCAACACCGAGAAATCAAAGGCTACAGAGAACTCAACGAACATGAGATCGCTTGCATGAACGGCGTAAAAGAAATCGCTGCTCAAGTGGGCGACATCGTGAACAAGATCGGACAAATGGAGGAGACAGACCAGCGCTGGCTCGCCATCGGCACAACCGACTTGCAAAAGGGCTTCATGGCCCTTACCCGTGCCATCGCAAAACCAACTACGTTCTGAAAGTAACGCAATCATGAGCAATATCACGCTTTTCAATTCGTCCAATGTCCCCGCATTTGCCCGTAACAACGAGCTGTCTGACACAGCCAAAGCCCTGACGGGCGGTGGCGCTGGTGTTTCGACCAAGCGCATCTCCATCAAAGGCGGCGTGTTCCGTCTGGTGGCCGGTGGCAAGGAGATCACCTCGATCGAAGACCGCCATCTGGATGTGGTGATTGTCCGCGCTGCCCCCAAGGTCAGCCGCATCTTCTACGCTGGCGCATATGACGCTGACAAGATTGTGCGCCCTGAGTGCTGGAGCAACGACGGCGAGAAGCCAGATGCCAGCATCGAGTCCCCACAAAACAAAACCTGTATGGGTTGCCCACAGAACGAAGCTGGGTCAGGCATGGGCAATAGCCGTGCTTGCCGCTTCCAGCAGCGCCTTGCTGTTGTGCTGGCCAACGACCTTGAAGGTGATGTGTTGCAGTTGACTCTGCCAGCTACGAGCATCTTCGGTAAAGAGGACGGCGACAAGCGCCCCCTGCAAGCCTACGCACGCTTCATTGCTGCGCAGAACCCTCCTGTTAACCCCGAGCAGATTGTCACCCGCATGAAGTTCGACACCAAGGCTGAGTCTCCAAAGCTGTTCTTCCAACCTGTGCGTTGGTTGACTGATGACGAGTACCCTGCTGTTGTCGCGCAGAGCGAGTCTGACGATGCCAAGAAAGCTGTGACGCTGACTGTGGCGCAAGCCGACGGCGTGAAAGCTGCACCGATGGCCATCCCCGGCGCTGCCCCCAAAGCAGCAGCCAAGCCCGCACCTGTGCCAGCGGTTGAGGACGAAGAGGAAGAAGCCCCAGCTCCCAAGGCGAAGGCCCCCAAGACCAAGCCAGCAGCTGACGTGGACGACGAGCCAGAAGTGCGCAAGGAGACAGCCAAGGCGACAGCCGTGCCTGCCAAGAAGTCCAAGCTCGCTGACATCGTGTCTGACTGGGATGACGAGTAATTAAATCGGGGCCGAAAGCGGATGCTGCGCAAAGTAACCCACCCATCCGGGTATCCATGGACGCAGTGCAGCGAGTAGGCCCCACCTTACAAGGAGAACGCAATGGCAATCGGACAAGCCGGTATGTTCTACGACGCAAACCGCGACATGTACGTGGGCAGCGACTATTACCGCGACCAAGAGCGGGAGTACAGGCGACATCAGGAAGAAATGATTCGCAAACAGCAGATGTTGGCGCAACAACAAATGGGCCACAACCCGTACGTCATCAGCGCGAGCGGTACAGGGGCGACAGTCGGAACCTTGCAGTTCGTTGGCGACGCAAAGGACCCACTGGCCTTCTTACAAAACACTGACAACAAAATTTTATTAACTGGAGAAACGCAATGAAACTCAAACCCTTCGCAGAAATTATCGCCCTGTCCAAAGAAAAATTGGCAGAGTCCCTTGCGCCCATCCGTGCACGCAAGGTAAAGTCACAGGCCGAGCTGGAGATGGCCAAGCTGGACGACGAGCTGATTCGCCTTGAGGCTGACATCCAAGAACAGTGCGCCAAGGAAGAGATCAACTTCCCCAACCTGCTGGACAAGCTGGACAAGGTAGCCTTGCTGGAGCGACGCAAGCAACAGTACGAGCGTGTGCTGGGCGAGCTGTTCCCTGAGAGCAAGGCCAAGAAATAAAAATCGGGGCCGAAAGCGGATGCTGACTATCGCTATGCACCGAAAGATGTGTATTGGTAAATGAGGTCAGACGCAGCGAGTAGGCCCCACCTTACAAGGAGAAAGACATGGAAGAGTATCGTTTTTGGTTTCGTATTTGGGCTTTGGTTGCTGCGGTTTTTATCGCAGGTATCGGCTCATGCACGTACGGTTCACATATGACAAAAGAAAAGTGGAGCAAGGCTGTGGCAGATGGAGCCGACCCGCTTGTCGTGTCGTGTGCTTTGGGTGTCGGTGGCTCTGGCAGCGCCCACGCCGATGCCATCATGTGCAACACCGTGGCTCAACCACGAGCAAAATAATGCCCTACTCACAAGACATCATCAACAAGGTAGCCGCTACCCCCAAATCGCTGGGCACCCAGCTTGGGCGGTGGGCTATACACCACGACTTCTCGGTCGTGCGAATATCACGGGCTCTCGGGGTAACTCGTCAGACCGTTTACAACTGGTTTTTCGGCAAAGAAATCTTCCCGGCCTATCGTGACCGGGCTGAGTGGATGCTGGAAATTTTGAAATCATCACCAAACGCGGATGCCGCATGGAGCAGGATATGCACAGAACTGAACTTAGAACCCTGACAACAGACGAGCTGCTGCGCCATGTTTATGCCATGAACTACAACGTGCCCGTGCAGTACGTACAGGAGCTGCACGACCGCCTTATCGAAACGCTGGACATTGCACAGGGGCTTATTGATATGGGCGCTGACCCCCGCCAACTCGAACTGCCGCTGTAACCCATTCACTGAAGGACTTCCATGACCCCGCTCGATTTGTTAGCGGCTGTTCTTCCGTCGCCGGGTAATGGCTATTACTGCGCGGTTGAGCTTTCAAATAAAAAAGAACACGTCTTTGGACAGACGCTTGAGGAGATCATGCCCACCGTTGAGAAGTGGGCGGAAAAAGGACTTGATACATATTTCGCGCTTGGCACGTTCGGCACCAACAAAGACCGCACGAAAGACAACATGCACGCCAGTCAGGTGCTGGCTGTGGACATCGACTGCAACCACCCCAAAGACCTGCCGTCCATGCTGGACGAAGAGACAGGCGAGATGGTGGTCAAGCCCAAGGCATATCCGAGCGCCAAAGCTGCGGCGATAGCGCTTCAAAAGTTTTGTGAAGACACCGGGCTGTCCGCTCTGGGTGACCCGTGGGTGGTGCACTCTGGCGGTGGTATCCACGCCTACTGGCCATTGAACGAGCTGTTGTTCAAGCAGGACTGGTATCCGCTGGCCAAGCGCTTCAAAGAGCTGTGCCACAAGTTCAACCTTGACATCGACAACGCCATCACCAGCGACGCATCGCGTGTCTTGCGTGTGCCTGACACAACCAACACCGGGATTAAGAACGGCAAGCCAGTGCGTGCTGCCACCCGTGTGCGCGGTATGTCCGAGGGCGACCGGTTCAACGTGGACGACATCGAGGCGGTGTTGATTGCCAACGGTATCGACAAGAACTTTGCCAAGCCTCCCGCATCTTCTTTGTCCCTGCCGGGGCAGAGGCCGACCAGTGTCAGTACCTCTTCTGTTTCCAAAGCGCTTACGCAAAACAGCCTAACGCTTTTCAAAAACATCTACGCAAAAACTCGCGCAGGCACAGGCTGCGCCCAGCTCCAGAACTACATCGAGAACGCATCTGATGACGGCATGGAGCCGATCTGGCGTGGGATGCTCAGTTGGTCCAAGGTCTGTGATGACGGCGACCGGGCAAGCGCGTGGCTCAGTAAGCTGCACCCCTACGATGAAGAGCGCATGCACAAGAAGCTGGCCGAGATCAAGGGGCCTTACTCATGCGCGGCGATGGACGATGCCCAGCCCGGTATCTGCCGTGGTTGCCAACACTGGGGCAAGATTACAAACCCGCTGATCTTCGGGCGTGACATGGCAGTCGTCAGGGAAGAAACCACGGTGGAGATTGCTGTGCCCGGCGACACAGATTCCGAAGCCGATACTATCGAGTTCGCCCAACCCGAACCACCACGGGGCTACGCTTATGGCCGCAACGGCGGCGTGTTCTTGGAGAAGGTTGACCAAGACGCTGACGGCAACGAGACGAAGAAGCTGCTCTTGCTGTGCGCCAACACGATCTTCCCGGTGGATATTCTGAACAACAACGGCATGCACGAGGTTCACTTCTGCGTCATCCGCAACCGCCAGATGCACGACATCGTGCTGCCCCAAAAGGCGATGGCCAGCAAGGACGACACGATCAAGGCGCTGTCAAGCCAGAACGTCATGGCATCGTTCGGCTCGGGTAACGACAAGAACTTCTTTGAGTACATCCGCGCCAGCGTTGAGAAGCTCAGTAATGAGAAGGACCCGGTTAAGCTGCCGTCAAGCTACGGCTGGCAGGACGACGACACCTTTGTGTTTGCAAGCCGTGTGTACAGTGCTGGCCGCAAGCCAGTGGCCGTGCCTTTGATCGAGCTGCAAAACATCGTGGCTTCCACAAAACCAAAAGGTACGCTTGAGAACTGGCGCAAGGTCATCGACATGATGGTGCGCCGCCGGATGTGGGATCAGTTGGCTGTCGTGGTGGCAGGCGCTGCGTCTCCTTTGATGAAGTTCACTGGCCTGTTCGGTATGACTGTGCACGTTGCGTCAAGCGAGTCAGGCACAGGTAAGTCGCTGTCGCTGGATACAGCCGCCTCCATCTGGGGTCACCCCCAACACTACCGCACGGGTGCAGGTACTTCTCCCGTGGCAATGCAGCAGCGCCTTGGTCACCTGCGCAGCTTGCCGATGATTACAGACGAGATCACCACCAACAACCGCAAGGACTTCGAGTGGTTCCCTGCTTTCTTGTTCAGCATGAGCGAGGGCCGGGGCAAGGAGCGGATGGAGTCGGGCACCAACAAAGAGCGCCTGAACCTGTCCACATGGGCATCGTTCTCCTTGATGTCATCCAACAAGCCTGCCATCGACTACATGACTGGCGAGCGCAAGCACTCCTCCGAGGGTGAACTGCGCCGCTTCATTGAGTTCGCAATGGATGTCAAGCTGGAGTGGTCACACGACGAGATCGAGACCATCAAGTCTTTGGCCGACAACTACGGCGTAGCTGGCGAGGTGCTGTCGCAGTTCTTTGTGGACAACATCCACCTGCTGCGAGAACTGGTGCCTGACTGTGTGCGCCGTATGTACGACGAGTACAAGGCCCCCAATGACGAGCGTTACTGGATGGCCGGCGTTGGTTGTATTGTGGCCATGTGCATCATCTTGAGCGACAAGTACACCGGCATCTGCAACATTCCTGTGCGCGAGATCATTGAGGCGTACCGCCGCCAGATCGACCACCAGCGTGCCTGTATCAAGGGCGGCAAGCGCACCGCCGAGGACGTGCTCAACAACTTCATTCAGGAGTATCAGGGCAAGTTCGTCGTGGTCAAGTACGGCGACAAGGCCGGTCCTGCTGCGATGTTCACCGATGGCACAAGCGTTGGCAGGGGCACCACCCGCTCGGAGGTTATGGGCCGGGTGGAGCATGGCGTATCGCCGGGCTGTGTGGACTTCTATATTGAGGAGAGGGTGCTGCGTGCCTTCTGCTCGAACATGAGCTTTAGCTACACGGCTTTCAAAACCGAAATTGGCCAGTGGTTTACGGTCTATCCGGGGACGAAAAAGGATATGCTATCTAAAACGGAGGGGCCACCAATGCGGGTCACAACGATCAAGCTGACGGCCAACGCCAATGCCATCGACGACGACATACTCAAAAATGTTTCCGTGGGCCCGGATTAAGAAAGGCGAGGGGTTCTTTGTCCCTTGCGTTGCCACGGAAAAGGTCAGGAGAGCAGGGCTCAATGCAGCCCTGCCCCTACGCATCTTGGACGCTAAAGCCTACCCCGCCATCCACAAAGGAATGAGCGGGGTTTGGTTTTATCGCTGATTGCTTACCGTCAGCAGTTGGGTTGCAAGCGCAACCTTGAGCTTGTCGAGGCGTTCCAACTGTGCGTCTTTCTGCTCAGTGGTCAGCGTAGGACTTGCCTTGACCTGACGCTCAAGCGCTGCCAGTTCACCCAGTCGTTTCTGTACGCTGCCCGAGATCGACGCTGCGGCCAGCTTCTCTGAGTACTCTTGTGCAAACGCCATCGCCTCGGCTCGCTTGCCCTTTTCCACCAGATCGTTGAACGTGCCTTTGACCTGCTGAATCTCTTTCATGCGGTCATACGCTTCGTCCAAAGTACCCCGGCCCTCGACAGGCTGGAACAAACCGCCGATGAACGGCGTCTTGCTGATCTTGGTTGTGGGCTGCGCAACGTCTGCCTTGGTGTCGGACGCCAGTAGCGGGTTTGCAAGCTGCACCAATGCAACACCGAGACCGCCGGTATATCCGCGAATCAGGTAGTCGATGGTGATTGGGCTGATGCCCACATTGCCTGTAACCGCGCCAATGGTCTTGGCCACTTCGGTGGAGTTGTCACGGTAGCGCTGCGTTGCCAGCACGTTCTTCTCACGGGTGGACTCGATGTCGCCGCTGTAGAACGATTTGCCCAGCATCGCCTCTGTCAGCGGCTTAACGGCTTGTGGCAAGCTCAACGGTACGGTTTGCAGCGCCAGCTTGGACAGACCGCTGACGGCAGCGCCAGCTTTGTCGTCTTGCGTGGCCATGTTGTACACCGCCTCTGGCAGCGCCTTGAACAAGAAGCCCATTTCAAATGGGATTGGCACACGCACAGGCTCGTCGATACCGGGCACATATACGAACCAGTTGGCCAAGCGCTCTTCAGGCTTGGCGCGTTTGTAGGCTTCGTCGTCTTCCATCATCATGGCGTAGGCAACAGTGCCTGCGGCCATCAACAGACCACGGCGCAGCATCTTGGCTCGAATATCGAGCTGCTGGCTGTACGGCATGTCGCCCTTGAACGCCCGGTAAATCACGTCCAGACCTTGAATCTGTGCGTTGAAGAACGGGATGAGGGTAGACAGCGCCTGCATGCTTGGGGACACGCCACGGCGGCTAAAGTTCATCGACTCCAGTGTGCGCAGCAGAGCTTCTTGCTCAGTCATGCCCTTGGCCAGCGAGTCCTTGTAGATCACCGCGCGGGTAGCAGCGTCGCCTTGGAGCGCGAAGGTGTCGAGCTTTGCAACGGCTTTGTCCCAACCGGACTTGCCTGCCGACATGTCCTTCAAGAACTTGGCCATGTCTTGCTCATCGCCGCTGTACACGTTGCTGCTGATAGCGCCTGTTTCCATGAGCTTGCGCTCTGCGTCACTGCGGCCCGCGACCATACTGGCCAGCTCTTTCATGGACGACAAGATAGGCGTAGCGTCAGTGCCGGTGGTCAGCCAAGCGTTCAAAGGATCACGGATGATCTGGCGCACAGCGTAGGTCGGGTTGCGCACAACGAAGGAGCGCAGGATGTTGGCAGGGATACCCAGCAGTTTGATGACGGCAGGCAGCGTGGTCTTGATGCCTTCCATGCCGCGCACAATCAACTCAGCGGGGATACCGTATGCGTCAGTGTCGACCAGCGCGTAGTACTGCTCGCCGTTCTTCATAAAGCGCACAACGTTGTCACCAGCAGGGCCGTTACCCGCAGACACGCGGCTGGCAATACCGAGCTTTTGCAACATGAAGGAAGTCTCCTTCACCGCTTGGTTGCGCAGGCCCATGCCAGTAATCATGAAGGTGTTCTGCGCTGCGCTGGTAAAGATTGGCAAGATAGCGTCGTTGCCGCCCACCAACTCCTTGAGCTGTGGCTGGTCCTTGATGTTGGCAATGCGGACTGGGCGCTCTTTGTCAATCATCAATTGCACTTCGCCGTTGCCGTTGATACGGTAGAAAGGCACGTAGTCGATTGCTTTCAACTCCGCAGCTTTCTTAGCGGGCAGTGCGCCAGTATCGACAAGGAAGTCCATCAAGCCTGCGTTGTACTCTTTGTACAGCGTGGCAGCTTCTTTGAACGCGTCCTCTGCCTGTTTGTTGGTGCTCAGACGCGCCATCACGTCGTTGTACTCGGCCTGTGCTTTGGCCGGGTCTTTCACGTTGAGCTTGTTCCAACCCACTTGGTTGGCACGCTTGCCCGCCATGTACAGCGTGAACATCGCTTCTTGCTCGGTGTCAGTACCGATCTTGGCTTTGTTCAAGGCTTGGGCCACGTCAACCATCGACGTGCCTTTGGTGCTGCGGTAGATTGTTTCCACGCCGCCATTCTTCTTGACGTGCTCGGCCTTGACCGGGCCGTTGGTCAGGAACTGCCCAGCAAACTGGCTACGCTGCTGGCCAAAGCGCAACAGGTAGTTGATGTTCGTGGCTTCCAAGCCACTGATTACCCCGGCGCTCAAGCCCTTCTTAGTAGCGGCATCGAGAGCTGCGTACTGGTCCACGTACTGAACGCGACCAGCAAGGCCCATCAGGTTACCCACCAACTGGTTTGCTGCGCTTGGCTCTGCGCCAATAGTGGTGTAGGGGCTCGGTTCTTTGCGCAGACGGAATGCAACGCCGCCGTCAGCCGACCGGTATGGGCCAATCGTCTTGTTGGCAAACTCTTTGCGAGACTGCTTGAGCATGTAGAACACGTCCGATGTGGACAGTGCTGCCATATTCTTCAGGCCCAGCTTGCGCAGACCTGCGCGGACCATACCTACCAACTCTTTAAGCCAGCGGCCAGCCTTTTCACGGAACGCTTCTGTGACACGGGCTTCCTCAGTGTGCGCAATGATTTCGCGCAGGGCTTGGAGCTTTTGCACTTCTTCGCTGCGACCAAGGGCGGCGTTGGCTTTGACGGTACTCAGGACTTCAGAGACAAGCTCTTTGCCACCAAGCTGTTCAGCCAGCGCAATCACGTCGGTCTTCTTGGCAAAGGCGTTGAGTTGGTCCATGCCGATCACGGTATCCACGCCGTAGTGGCCGATCAACTCGTGGGCAATTGTTTCTTCCAAGTCCTTGACGTTGGCGTGTTGATCGCCCACTACCAGCACAGTGCCGTCAGGGAACACAGCACCACGCACAACGCCGTCCACTGCGTCGATACCGTCTTTGGCCATCAGGTTGAGCAGCTTGATCGGAACTTGCCGCGCTGTGGGCGCGTACACAAACTTCACGTTGTCTGGCAGGTTCAACCCGTCAATGACTTTCTGTGCTTCGGCAGCATCGACCACGGTGTCTGCATCGCCTTCTTTCAGGCGGTAGGCAGTGCCGGTTTTCTCGGAGTCCAGCGCTTCTTGGGCTTCTTTAAATGCGCGGCGCTTCAAGCGCAGAGCTTCGGCCTCGGACTCGGCACGGCTCTCAGGGGAGGAAGAAACCAAACGACGTGGCGCAGCGGTCTGCTTGCGCGTAACTTGCCCCGTGCGTTTAGTCGGAATGGTTTGCTTGCTTTGAGACAGTGCGCCTTTGACGTACTCGATCTGCTCTTTCAGCGTGGCCTTGTACTCGGGTGTTTTCTTACCGATCTCGATGGCTTTGTCGTTTAGGGCTTCGGCCATTTCTCGCTGGAACTTGGCCACAGCGGGGTCGTTTTTGCCGTATTTTTCTTTCAGCTTGGCGTAACGGTCTGTTTGTTCTTTATAAAACTTCTGGTACTCCGCTTCTTCCTGACCCAAGTTGAGCGCCAGATCGCGCATCTTCTGTGAGGTCTCGGCTTCTTTGCGCACATCGCCTTTGGCAATACGTGCTGCGGTCTTGGCTGTACGAGACACTGCTTTGGGACCTTTAGCCGCAGCTTCTGCTTCGCGCTCTTTGCGTTCAGCAATAACGCTAGGTTTCTCAAGGGGTGTGGTTTTGTACAAACTTGCGTACAACTTGGTAATCTGATCGCGGACGGGCGCGATCTTGCCCTCTACCAGACGGTACTTGTTGACCAGCGCATCAATCCGGCGCTGCAGTTGGTACTTCTCAGCAGCATCCATCTCGCGTGCTGCTGGGGCTTCGCCTTTGCCCAGCTTGGCCTGTGCGCCAGCAACTTTCTCGCGCATGGTTGGAGCGGCCATACCGGACTCCATCTGAGCCACAAGGCGTTCGTGCTGTGCTGCCAAGTCAACGAGTTGCTCGTACAAAGACTGCTTGGCGTTACCTTGCTTGGCGGTAACTTTCTTGGACAGCTCCTCCACCGCCCGCATGACGTTCTCGTACTCAACAGCAGAAGGACCACCTTTGTCGTACAGCGCTTGCAGTTCTCGGTCGGGGTAGGTGCCGTTTTTAAACAGGGCTTGCTGTTTGGCATCGTACTGCTGAGAGAACAGGTCGGCGCGTTCGCGCTTGACGCTTTGCAGGCGCTCGCCAGTGCTGGCTTTCTCATCACCACCCAAGTCAAGGCGGCTGTCCAACAGACGCACGAGTTTCTCGCGCTCGCTCAGATTTTTATCCAGTGCCGTGCGCAGTGCTGTTGTTTGGGCATGCGTAGCCAGATCGTTGATGAGCTTGGTGTCGTTGTTTTTGATAGCGGTATTGATGATGTTGGCAGGGCTGAACAAGTCCAGCACCACTGGGCGGAACAACCCACGCCCAACTTCACCCTGCGCCCGTGCAGTCTCACCCTTGGCTTGGTTCAACGCATCCACGGCGGCGTAGATAGCGTCGGTGTCTTTGGTCTTGGCCGCATCGGCCAGCGCAGTCTCCGCAGCGGAAACTTTCTCTTCTGTCTCCCCCACCAACTCAAGCTGCTTGGGCTTGATACCTGTCTGTGCTTTGAGGTCAGGCATTGGCGTAGTGGGCTCCAGTTGACCGCGAGGGCCAACCGTTGCTTCGCCAAAGGCTTGCTCGGCAGATTCTCTTTTTGACGCAGGGCCGTACAGACCACGGGCTTTTTCTTCCTCAAGCGTCTGCTTTTTGAGCTCCTCGTCCACCGCAGTTGTAGTCGGGGCTGGGGCTTCTGCAAACAGATCACGAGTCTGGCCGCGCTGAGTCAAGCCTGCTTGCTTTTCTTGCAGCGCCTGCATTTGCTGCGCTGTCTTGGCGGTCAGTGCTTCGCGTTCTTGGCGCAAACTGAGCAGGCCATCTTTGGCTTTTGCGGCTGCGTCGTAGTCTTTGTTTTCCAAAGCAGTCTTGTACGTCGACCCAAGCTGCTCCAGCTTGGTGTCAAGCGCCTGCATCTTGGCGGCAGTGGCCTGCTCAAACTCTTGCTGCGCCAGCGGGGAACCACCACGCTCTTCGATCAGGGTAGCGCGAGCATCAATGCGGCGTTGCAGGTCTTGCCGTTGTGCGTTCAAGGCATCAAACTGCGATGGATCGGCTTGGCCAAGCTGTGACTCCAACTGCGACATCTGCTGGCGCAGGGTGTCTTGCTCAAGCATCAGCTTTTGCACGTCGAGCTTGGGCTCGTCAGTTGGGATTGGCGCTTTAGCAGCTTCTTGTCCGGCGGCAGTCTCGACCTCCAACGCTGTCTGGCGGTCTACATCGAGCTGGGCAATCGCGTCTTTGCGCTTGGTGAACTCTTGGCGCAGGGGTTTGTAAGTGCCGCTGATGAACTCGTCACGGGCTTTTTTAAGCTCGTCGTACTTGGCGCGTTCTTCTTCAGTCGAGCCTTTCTTGGGCTTGGCGGCATCCACCGCAGCTTGCAACGATTTGCGTTGTTCTTCCGCAGCACTGAAGTCGGCGCTGAGTTTGCGCAAGGCATCTGGCTGGTTCTTGGCAGCTTCGGCCTCGGCTGCTGCTTTGGCCTGCTCTTGGGCATCCGCTTCGCGCACTTGCGCCTTGGCACCGCTGCGCTCAAAAGCACGACCGATGGGTGCACCCGCACCTGCAAGGACTGAGCCGCCGATAAAACTGTCAATGTATTCTTTGCGTGCTTCTGGGTCGTCGATGGCCAAACCTGCTTGCACACGCTCCAGAACCTGCTGCACGGTCTCGGTCAAACCTTCGCGGCCCATAGCCAAACCGGTCTTGGCGGTGTAGTCCATTGCAGCTTTGCCCAGCGTCTGGCTGGCAATAGCACGGGCTTGCTCAGTGGTCAGCTTGGAGCCCACGGAACCGAACAGTTTACCCACACCGGGCAGCAACGCCATAGCAGCGGTATCAAGCGCAGCTTGGGGAAGGGCAGCGCCCACAGCCGAACTTAGGCTCGTTTGTTCCAGCGTCTTGCCGGTATCCATCTGACGGGCCAAGTTGGTACCCGTGAACTGCCCAGCGGACAAAGCGCCAGCGCCAACCAAGCCAAGGCCAGCAGCAACCGGGGCGGATACTGGAGCGGCAACGGCGGCTAAACCTGCGGCAGCAGGGGCCAACATGTAGGGGACAGAGCCGCCAAGAGTCTCTTTGAACTTCTGGAACGGGGCTTCGGTCCAGCCTTCTTCGGTGGGGGTGAAGCGCTTTTGAGCAGCAGCTTCTTTTTCTTTCTGGTACTGCTCGGCGGCAGCGGTGTCCATCAGGCCCAGCTTACCGGCAGTAAGCGCTGTCTCGCCCTTCAGACGCTCAAAGCCTGCAGCTGCGGCAGCTTTGAAACCCTTGGTGTCCTGCGTGGGGGCGGCTTGACCAAACCCAAACGCGTCCGGGTATAGCTGGATCGCCACCTGCATGGCTTCGGCGGGGCTCTGCCCCTCCTTCATTTGAAACGAAGAACCGTCGGGGAGGGTCAGATATTTGGCCATAGCACTTGTTCCGAATTGTGATGCGCCCACAACGTGGGCGTGGCCCGTATTTTACGGCTGTGTGCGCAGTTTTGTCGATGGTTTGTCCGTAACAGTACCGCCGCCAAGTTGCGAGAACACAGATTTTGTCATCAAGAACTGGGTCATGGCCGCTTTCGGGTCTGCCGCCAGCATTGGGTTTGCCTTCAAGTAGTCGTTGTACTCGCCCATGACATCCACGCCTTTGCCGTGCAGGGCGCGGTATGCGTCCGCCAACTTGGGGTCGGCCTGAACAGCACGGAGCAACTCCAACTGGCTGTTCTTGGACGCTGCAATCTGGGCTGCAGAGCGGGCGTTTGCTTGCTGTTGTTCGTAGACAGTCGATGCCACTTTGATTTTGCTGTCCACCATCTTGAGCGCGGTTTCGCGGTTGACGTTGTACATCTGCATGTTGGCTTTGATGAGGTCTTCCTTGGCACTGATCTGCGTATTTTTAACCTCGTTTTTAGCCTTGAACATCTCGCGGGCAGACAACTCACCGCGCTGCGCCTCGATCTCCTCCAGACGGTCACGGGCATCGGCCAGCTTCTCTTTAGCGGCGTTGATCTTGTCAAGGCCTGCGGCGTACTGCTTGGTGCCGACATCTACGCCCTTACCCAACGCCATGCCAAGACCGCCGGGGGTGCTCATCATGGCTGCGCCAGCCTGAAGCAAAGACAGCCCCAAGCTCTGGTTGCCCATCTTGTCGATCTCGCCTTGTTTGGTGTCAAGGCGCTCTTTGCGGCCTTTGAAGATGTCGCTGAACTGCTTTTGAATAGCTTCAAGGCCCGTGACTTCTGCTTGTTTTGCGGCCACTTTATCTGCGCCAACGGCTTCAATCTCTTTGGCAAACGGGTTGGGTTGCTTCTCAGCCGCCTTCAACGCGTCAGTAGTCAGCTTGTCCACGTCCATACGGGCAAGGTCGTTAGCCATGCTCAGGCCTGCTGGAGCAGCGCCAGCCGTTTTTGTTGCGGGGGCAACCTGCGCGATGCCTTCCGCCTTAGCTACCGGTTTAGTGGTGGGGAAACGACTGAGTAAAGCGGTCTCTTCAGCGGACTTTGGGGCCGACACGTAAGGAGACGCGCTGGCTTTAGCAGCCATTGCAGCTCTTTGCTCTGGTGTTGATACGGCGGCGGGGGCCGCAGCAGGTGCCGCCACTGTTGGGCTTTGCAGCGCAACTTTTTCTTCGGGCAGCAGAGGCAAACCGTTCATCTGTTTGAACTTGGCCTGTGCCACGAGATCTCGCGTCATGGATGTGAGCTGGGGCGTTGTAGCCCGAGCCTTGACGGCTGCTTGTTGTTCCGCAGACAGAGGGCTGTACCCATAGGCGTACGGGTTGTACGGCATACCCCCTGCCTGATAACGCTCAACATCACCGCCGTCAGCAAACGCAATGATGCCGCCGTTGGCGTAGTTCATATCCCCGGCTGGGAGCTGGCCGATACCTTGGTCTTCTGGCATAACCGGTGCACCACTGCGCAAAGCGGCGCGGGAGGCCATCTCTTGCTGGATGATGTCGGCTTGCTCTTTGTCGCCCCTAGCTTGCGCCATGACGGCTGCTTGCTGGAGCTGCGCGTCTGACAGGTTGTCTGCGATCGACTGCACGTTATCGGGGCTGTCAACACTACCGCCAGCAGCGTATGCGTCAGCCAAACCGCCTGATTTGCCTGTCCAAGGCTTCCAGCCGCCGAGCATGGCCGCGCCAGCCAGCGATGTGCCAGCACCGAGCAGTGTCGAACCTGTAGACGGGCCGGGGCTGTACATGGAGGTGGTTGTGCCGTATGGCGTGCCGCGCATGATGTTGGACATGAACTCCAACTGCTGGTAGGGGTACTTCTCTTTGGCGAGGAAGTCCTCGTAGCCCTGCGACAGCTTGGCTTGTTCTTGCGCTTGCTGTTGTGCGCCTGCAACGCTTTGCAGACCAAGGACATCTTTTTGCTGACCGAATTGGGTCGAGCCCAAGCCGCCCAATTGAGACGCGCCAGACAAAGCTGTCTGCAACCCTTGCATGCCAAGACCTGCGCCGTACTGGCGAGACTGCTCGCCAAGTTGTTGCTCGGTGTTGAACTGCTGCTGTGCGCGGGAGTATGCGTCTTGCAAGCCGCGAGCCTGAATGTCGCCCTTTTGGGTGGCCAAATTACGAGCGGCTTCGGCATCCACAATGGCCTGACGGCCACCGCCAAACGCACCAGACTTCACGGCTTGTGCATTGGTTTGAGTACGAGCAATGTCGGCTTGACGCTGGGCTTCGCGCTGCTGGATGTCCACCACATTCTGCATGTAGGGGTCCATGTACTGACCAGCCTGAGCGCCAAACTGACCTGTCTGGTAGGGGTTGTACGAAGTGCCGAGGGCTCGCTGCGTTGCCTCACCGGCAGCGCCAATACCCTGACCAATAGCCCCGGAGCCTTGCAGGTTCTGCACGCCTTGGAAATATTGCTGCTGCATCGGGTTGAACTCCGCAATGCGCTGGCCTTCGTACTGCTTGTACGGGTTTTGGTTAATGTCGGTTAGGGCCGTGGCTTTGCCAAGCTGCGACTTAGCTGCCTCCTCCATCCAAGGGGAGATGCTGTTGGTCTGTGTCTGGGTTGTTCCGCCGCTCATAATTTCACTCCTACAATTCGGTACTTCTCAGTGAAGCCGTACCGTGTCCACAAGCGTGCAACGGATTCCCGCGCAGCGCCCTCAATGCAAGTAGCCCCGTTGGAGGCCGCGTAATTCTTCAGTTGCTCAAAGGTCTCGTCGCTGCTGATGAGCTTGCCACCGATCGCAATGATAAAGCACGCCCTATCATTTGGTCGGTTAAAAAACTGCACCAGCGCAGCGCCTTCAATACCTTCTTCCGTTGTTGCCACCAACAACTGCCACTGCCCAGTGGTCGCCATAACCTTGGCGTGTTCTGCCGTGTATTCGCCCTTTGAGTGGTCCAGCGCAGATGCGATAAAGGCCTCAACTTGAGGCCATGTCTGGTTTACCCATTCCAAAGGAACGAATTGGATTTTCATGCTGGCAGGTTTTTCTCAGCGCGGCTGTTAACTGCAACGCGATCTTTGCCAACGGTTTTGCTACGGGCCTTCTGAATTCGGTCCATCATGGCGTACAGCTTGCGAGCACCTGCCTCGGTTGAGCCATTGCCCAACTCGGAGACGATACGGGCCGGTACCACGAACTCGCCATCAGCCAGTCGCGCAGGGCGCTTGTCCGCAATAGTGGCCGGAATGCTGTCAGACACGCCGTCACCGGGACCGCGCAACAAACGACCGCCATCCGAGTAATCACCCAAGTGGCTTTGACCCCCACGAGCCAGAGCGGCAAGACCGCCTTGAGCCATATACCCACCCGCCGCTGCGTCGGCTGCTGCTGCCGCACCCATGCCGCCAACATCTGAAAACCCGCCGCCATCTGAACCGGGAGCAGCACTGCCTCCGAGTTCGCTGGGGAGACCGTTCTCACCTGTTTGATAACCGGTCACTCCGCCGGGCAAATTGCCACCGTAGCTAGGATCAGTACCCCAAGCCGGACCAGATAACGGACCACCGCCAGTACCTCGAATAGCCGCCTGAGTTTGGGCCTCAGTCATGGTGTTGTTTGGGCGGTCGCCGAACGCTGCGTAGCCGGTATATGTGCCGGTATGACCACCAAATCTAGCAGCGTCGGATGTGCGGCTGTTGATGTAGGCGTTGCCAAGCCACCCCGCCAATGCCCCGCCGGGAAGGAATCCGCCCAACGCACGGCTGTAACCAATACCTGCACTGGCCAGTGCCTCACCTATTGTTTGGCCAGAAGGCGCAGCGTAATTTGAGCCAATTGAATCGAGCCCACCGCCACCTCCACTGCTTTCCAGTGCGCGTTTCTTTTTCAGCAGCTCCAACTCGGCTTCGGCCTCAGACTTTGCATCGCCTTCCAAAGTATACTTTTGGGTAACGGGGTCAAACTTGTACTTTGGCAGGGAATCCATACCGCCGCCGGCGAGCGAAGCGATACCACCAGACGCAAACATCTGGCCGCTGTTAGCCATATAGGTTTGGGCTTCATTGCGGTCGGACATGGCCTGCACAGGCCCAATAGCCGCAAGACCTGCAGTTGTATTTGGGTAGAGGGGGAAGCTCATTGTGGCCTCTCGGAAAGGGGGTTGGTTGAGTCTATCATGTCGGTACATTTGACACAAATGAAAGTGTGGCCACCACAGAGGGGATGGACGGCATCGGGAAAGGACTGGTCTGGGCCGCAGCGGCTTCAAAAGTCACAGCAGTATTGCTAACAGCCGCCCACATTTCCACCGTATCTCCGGCCTCGGCCTCAATGTAGAAGTTGCAAGCAGCAATGATGTAGCCGGGGGTGCCGCCGTGCGAGCTGATTACGTCAAACTTACTACCCGTACCGTTCACATCCACGTTATTCACGCGCAGCCAAATCCATGCGGAGTGAATCTGCGAGTCTGTGTTTTTGAGTTGCACGCTGAACTGGTAGTTGTAGATGCCGCTTTGCTCTACGGCAATGCCGTCTGTGCCGTCGTTGGTGCAGCCGTTCAGAAAGTCATTGGTGTCGAACGTGATCTGCGTGGCTGTGTTGGCTGTAAACGACTTGCTGGTATCCCGCTGAATCGCAGCATAGGGGAAGTCCAACCACTTGCCTCCGCGAGGAGCCAGCACTGAAGCCAGCGTATTGTCGAGCTGGTTAAAGTACAAACGCAGCACATCGCTGTGCTGGTTGTGAAAGCGTGTCTCGTATTCCTGCGGCGCAACGGGCAGGAACGGAGGCCGGGTAGTGGTCAGGCGAGTCATCGACGACCGTCCGGACGAACATCAATCGAAGGGACACCCAACTGCCACTGAACGCCAAGGCCGTCGGAGGCAATCTTGAACGCCATCTGGCGGCCACGAACCCGTGTGTAAACGATCTCTGTGAACTGCTGCACCACGTAGTTGCGCTGGCCCTGATAGTTTTGGGCGCTGATAACTTCCGGAGTGGGGGCTGTCCCGTAGTTCGAGCCGGGGTTCTGCCGTGGCCGCATGGTGATGGTCACTGCGGGGTTGTTTACATTCGAGCCGTCGAACGTGATGTCCGGGATCATCCGCCAGACAAAACCGTAATTGTGGCCGTCACCGATGTTGAAGTCGGCAGACTGAATGTAAGCCTCGATGGGGCTGGGCGGGTTGGTTGTGCCGTCATTCACGCCGTCTTCATGGTAAATGAGCTGGCCGTCGTAACCAGCAGCAGACGGGAAGTCGCGCAGAGGAGAGTCAACCCAAGCCGTACGGGACATGTTGCCGTAAGACCAGATTTTCTCCAAGTGGTTGTACACCACATAGCGGTCGATCACCGTGGAGTTGGCCGAGCAGTAGAACCACCAGATTTCGTTGAAGCCTTCGTTGGTACTGGCAAAGAACTGATACTGCTGCTGCAGGTTGATGTCGCCGAAGATGTACTGACGCAGAGGGCAGTAGAGCGTTTCCACACGACCGGAGTACATGTAGAACTTATCAAGCCCCATCCAGTAGGTCACGTTGGCCGCTGTGGCAATAGCGTTTGGCCCTGCGATGGACAGGTTTGAACCCAGAATCTGGAAGCCCCAAACATATGGTGGTCCAAGGTACTGCATGGAATACAGAGCAGCGTCCGTCCACACCAAGATTTCCTGACGAGTTTGCAGGTTGGCCACGATAGACGAGCCCGTACTCAGGCGGTAGCTGCCAGCTTGGTTTGTAGCAGCAGGGGTCCATGTGGCGTAGTCTTCTTGGTCTGACCAGCGAACCAAAAGGGGGTCAAGTTCAACTGAGCCGTAGTCATTGCAACCAAAAGCCAACACAAACCGCGAAGCATCCGAGACGGCCACTGCATTGCAAATTGACGGGCAAGAAGTATCCGTGGTGTACGGAGAAGGGCTGGTTGAACTGAGCAGTACTGCGCGGTCGTAAACGGTGGGCGTAGCGTTCACTTTCCAAAGGTAGATGCCGCCGCCTCGAGGGTTGATGATGAGGTCTTGGCCGTAGTTGGCCTGACTCCATAAACGCATTTGCAGATCGACACCCAGACCAGCAGGCGCAGCTTCGCCCCAACCAGTCAGAGTTCCGCCAGAGTCGCCACCCCAGCCACCAGCACCCCAACCAACGCCCACAGTAGCAATCTCGTTACCCGTAGAAATTTGGTACGCAAAGTCAGCCGCGCCCGTTGTGCCGGAGGATGTGGCAGGGGAGGAAACCGTGATGCTGTAGGTGCCGGATGTGAGATAAGTGAGGCGGAACTCAAGATTCAACGCGGCAGCAGGGATGCCGTTAATCGCGCCACCAACGCCGGAGATCGTTACAAAGTCACCATCTTGCGCACCGTGGCCTGCATCGTTGACCACCACCGTGGTCGAGCCATTGATTGTCGTGAAGGCGTTGGATGCGACTGTGCTCTCGTACCGGATAGGCGTTACGTCGTAGAAATCACCGCCAGCTGTCTGCTGGATGTAGTACTTCAGGTTGGTACCAAGAGCCATCAGGTTAAAGCCAGACAGCGTGATCCAGTTAAACAGTGCGCGGCAAACACCCCAGTACGAGCCGGAAGGCGGTTGCAGTGTGGCTTCAGCAGTGCCCGTGTCCAGAGTCCAACCGCCGAGCTTTTCAGGGTAGCCCGAGCGAAAGCGCACCTTGTCCATCTCGAACCAAGTGCCTTCGTTGGCAAGGGATGTCGACTCTCGGTTTACACCGGGGCGCAGTTGGAGTTTTTGTAAGGGCATCGTTTACCTCAGTTTTATGGCATTTTCGCACTTAACTCAGGAACAGCGCAATCTCTGCTTCGCGCCGTTTGACGAGCCCCGGCAAGACCTTGCCGCCACCTTTGGTCCAAGCCATAAACGCCTCGGCAGCACCCTCCCAGTCACCCCGGTTGGCTTTCATGCGGATGGTCGAGCGCTGCAAGTTGCCTAGTCCAAAGTTAAAGGATATTGAGACAAGAGCGTCAAAAGCGCCTTGCCTGCCAACAACGCCGGGAACAAGTCGTAAAACACCACGTTCAAAAGACGCGACGTCATCAGCGAATAGTTTCTCGATTTCCTCTTTGCTCCAGACACGACTGTCCTCCGGTTTAAGCGGCATCTCCTTGCGGATCATGGGTATGTCTTTGCCCTCAACCCGCACCATCGGCAGTTTGATCTGCTCCTGATACAGGACGTGGCCGTACCCGATTGTCCAGATGTGGGCAGGGCACAGGTATGGCTTATTCCTGCACCCTTCGTAGCGGTGCATCAAATCTGCGCCAGCTTTGGAGAGCTTCACTTCTTGCTCCAGCCGCGTGAGCCAAACCAGAAACCGATGATGCCGCCCAGCATGGCCATCTCGTCAGTGCTGAAAATGATGTCGCTAAACTTCACCAGCTCTTCAAGGTTTGTAATCAGCTTCTCGTTGTACCAGACATACCAAGCCAGCCAGCCGTTAATCAAAACCAGTTCCATTACAAAGATGTAGGTGATGGTTGGGCGCACGGTGCCGATGTAGTTGGCAACCCATGTGGATGCCTTGGCAAGCACTGCCTTATCGTGCTCTTGAGCGCCTTGGGTCATCTCGGCTTCAGCTTGGGCCATCTGCGCGTTGGTCTGCATCGCCACCTGCTCGGTGCGGATTTCCTCAATCTTGGCTTGAGCGGCAAAACCAGCAGCAGCCAGCGCCAACTCCCGCTCGGTCTGCACTTGCGCCAAAGCCAGCTCGTGCTTTTGGTCGGCCTTGCTCTGGAAATAATCCAGCAGTTTTGGCAAGCCGGAAATCAGCAAGCCACCGAGAGTAGAAATTAAAGACAACATAAGAACCTCCAGTTAACCACCACCAGCAAAAGGAATGCTGGACTTCACAAATTCAATCAGCGACTTCGAGTCGTCTACAGGCAGGACGTACAGCATGTCGAGCACCCAGTTGGCAGCGATGAGCATGCAGCAGAACTGAATGTACCGGTCAATGCCGAGCTTCCAGTCTTTGCCAACATCAAACCATTTGAGGAGCTTCCACACATTTCAGCACCCGTGCTTGCGACAGAAAGTAAACAGCTCCCATCCGCCCCACATCAGGCCGCAGAAGATGGCCACAGAGATGATGACGGCAATCGCAGTCTCCAGCTCCTCTTGTTCCTTTTGCTTCTTGCGCCGTGCGTCTTCCTTGGCTTTGCCAGCAGACTTGGCCGCTTCTGCTTCCATGACGGTAGCCCGAGCCTTGATCTTTTGCCACACATCCATCTTGTTGGCGTTCCAGAACAGGCGCTTCAAGTCTTCTTCAAACTCCTTTTGGGCATCAATCGCCAGCTCAATCTCTAGAGCCTTGCCCATAGAAGAACCACCGAACGTGCCAGCCTTGGCGGCCTCAGCAGATGCGATAGCGTTGGCCTTGGCATCGAAATACTTGCCCAGCATCGGGGCCAAAGACTCAATATTCTGCGCAGTTGCGCTGGCCTTCTTGACCAGACGGACAGCATTATTTACCGCATCAAGCGCGGCATCTGGATCAAGGAGAAGGCCGATCATCTAAACACCCACCACAGCATCGGAACGAGAGAAAAGGACACCCACATGCACAGGCACGTAACAAGGACACCAGCGGTAATTGCTATTGCCCAGTCTTTCATGGTGCTTACTCCTCTTTGTCCCATTTGCCCAGTGGGCATGTGTTTGCCGCTACACGAACTTTGGCCCAGATAGGGCACGAGCACTCCGAGCACATTGTTTTTGGAGCGTCCGGTATGAGGTTTCCTATTGCATCAACAAAAAAATAAAGCGGGTTCTTGCTCATATCTGTTGACTTGTCACACCCGGCGCAAATGGCCATCCGGGCTGCAATGGTTTCTTTTGACGACATCATCGCAGTTCAGCCCAGACGCTAAAACCGTAGCTGCCATAAACTTGGTACGTTGTCCCCGTCGGAACAATAAACGAGAAGGGGAAGTAAGAAATCTGAGGGATGCCGCAGCAGTCTAGCGTCGTTGCGGTCAATATGGTAACGCCGCCAACAATTACACCTGCCGTAGTGCCCGACTGAGCAATTGGGTTACAGGTCACCTGAATAGCTCGCCCCGTGCTGTTTGTGTACGTCGTATTTAATGCTCGGGAACCAGTCAGGTTTTGCCACGTTTGGCCAACCCCAATAGAGTCCACGGTAACAGCCCCAGTGCTGCCATTAACACTCGTAACCCCACCGTTTGAGGCGGTTGTAGCGGTAGCTGCGTTTCCAGAGATCGCAATATTCCATGTGCCAGAAGCGCCTGTGCCGGTTGGGCCCGGAACATCCGTGCCGATAACCAAGCCAAGGTTTGTGCGAGCGCCGCTTGCTGTGGATGCGCCAGTACCACCATCTGCTACTGCCAGATCGGTAATGCCTGTAATCGTGCCGCCGGTAATCGCAACGTTGTTGGCGTTCTGGGTTGACATGGTGCCCAGAGTTCCGGTTGCGGCTTGCACAAATGCAGTGGTTGCAATCTGGGTTGTGTTTGTTCCGGGTGCCGCTGTATCCGCAGTGACGGTGCCGGGGAGGTGGGTGTTTTGCGAGGAAAAGTTGGTGCCGTCAGACCACACGGTGACGGTTTTACCCGCAGGGATTGCCACTCCAGTACCCGCAGCCGTGGTGTTTCCGATCACAGTCGAGTTGTAGACCGTGGCCGTGTAGCTGCTGGCGTTGTAGATGGTGTACTGCTTGGAGGCAGGGGGAGCGTAAACGGCGAAGTTTGCACCGGTGGTGGTTGTCAGCGCCAAAGATGCGTGAACAGCCTGATTCAAAGCCGCGGTCGAGGAGCCGCCGTTGATGTAAGTCAGGGCTTGGTTGGCCGAGATCACGGACACAGAGACGTACCCCGCGATGGCTTGCTCGACCACGTAGGCCAAGTTTGTGTTGGTCGTTGTACCCCACGTACCGGCTTGGTCGCCGGTGGTGATGAGTTCGATCCGAAGGTCTGGGGAGTAGGTGCTCATGTGAGTCCTCGTGTGTTTGGCAGATTTTACTCGGGCTGCGTGTCTGGGGGAAGGGGTGTATTCCCGGCTTCAAGCCACTTCAGGTACTCAGCGTAGTCTGTGTTGGCGGGGTCGAAGGGGATGAAGGCGTTGTCGAAGAGGCGTTGAACGTAGTCGGCCTGAACCACAACGCGATCACCGTCCATAATGTTTTTTCCGAGTTTGTACATTTATAACTCCGATGCTGCTGTGTAGTGGACGTAGCCGATGAAGCCTGTGTTGCCGCCCCAATAAATGTTTGTGCCTGTCGCGCCTGTATTTGTTGGTGTCCCCCCTCGGTTAATGTTATCAGTGACCACGCCAGCGGTTCCGTCTGTGCCGTAAATAGTGACTGTTGGTGTTGTGCGTTTGTCCACCTTGAAGCGAATTGAAATGGTGGAGATGTTGGACACGTTGGTCTGCCCGGACGCAGCACCAACAGCCGTTGCAGTTGCGACAGCCACACCATCGTTGTACGACTTCTCAAAATACCGCTGGCACATCATCAGTTCACGCCCGTAGTCCCTGCGGTCAAACGATGTGGCTGTGCTGCCTGCTTCAAGCTGAACGCCTGTGATGTAGAAGGTGGCTCCGGAATTGGAAATCAAAGACACTGACCCACTAGTTCTGTAGAACGTCCCAGCACCCCAAGCGCCAGCAGTTGTGTTGAAGTTTGACCCACTGCCAGTATCAAAGAAGACATATAAACCAACGCCGCTGTCAGTCAACCATGTTCCTGATGTGTCTCCGGAAATTGTGATTGTTTTGTACTCAAATGTGTTGGCCGCATTGACTGTGTAAGTGGCGACATACGAGCGGTTTTGTGCGGAGTTTTGAAATGCAACTGAATACGTGCCTGTGACTGATGATCGAACCCAAAATGACATGGTGATCGACAAAGCTGAAGCGCTACCAAAAGCAAAATCTGCGGCGTTAAAACCTTCAATTGCCTGATACCTCCAGAATTGCTCAGACACCGCCGGAGTTTTTGCTGTCGTTACGGTTATTAAAGAGGAGTTGGTAAACCCGGACGGGGCTGTAGTGCTGCGTTGAACAGTAATAACAGCCGAACCAGCACCGCCAACACAGCGGTCGTACCACCTGTCAAGCGTGTAAGCCCCTGTGTTATTCAACGTAACACTCGCACCAGCATTCCGCTGGTTGATCCGCATATCTCCGTTGATGATGCGGTTTTTGAACCCCGTGTACTGGGCGTATGTCCCCAGCAGACCTTGATCGACAGTTGTCAGTGCCATTATTGTTGCTCCTCTGCGGGAAGGGGTGTGTTGCCCTGCTCAAGCCACGCGAGGTACTCGGCGTAGTCTGTGTTATCAGGGTCCATTGGAATGAAGGCGTTGTCAGCAATGCGCTTTACGCTTGTTGCTGGGCCCAGTGGTGTGGTGGGGAGAAGTTGGTACATGATTAAAGCTCCGCTGATGCCTGAATTCCTGCGCCCGTGCCGGTGTAGCAAAGCTGGAACACTCCCGAACTGTAGTTGTCACCCCAAGGACTAAAAGCGTTAACAGTGATGTTTTGTGCGCTGGGTGTAAAGTTGTTGCCGCCACTACCACTCGGAATGTACTCACTCGTACCAACGTATGTCACCGTGGGGGCCGACCGTTTAGTTACCCTAAAATATATGGAGCTGCCTCGCGTATTAGAGCTTGCCACGTTTGTGTAGGTCTGATACAAAGGGCCCCCAATAAATTCGTAGTACCGCTGGCACATGGCAAACTCTTGCCCGTAGTTCCTAAACTCAAACGGGGATGCAGCAGTACCTGATTCCAGTTGGACTCCGGTGATGTAGAAGGTTGCGCCCAGCGTACCAATGACGGATGTAGCTCCTGTGGGGGCGTAGTACCGCGTTCCAGCCCAAGCGCCAGCGGTTCCGGTATAGGTTGATCCCGTACCCAAATTAAATCCGACAGCAATACCAATACCGTTGGTGGTCAGCCATGTGCCTGTGGTGTCGCCCGGAATGGTGACGGTTTTCTGCTCAAAGGTATTTGCGGCGCTGATTGTGTAGCTGAACGGGTAACTGCGGTCTTCTGCGCTGTTGTACAAAGAGCCGCCAAAAGTCCCCGTCAAACTTGAGCGCACCCAAAAAGACAAAGTGACTGTGGACGCTGAAGCCGTGCCCCAGCCAAGATCGGCGCAATTTAAACCTTCAATATACTGAACAATGAACGAGCGCTGGGTAGCCGCCAAAGACGCATCAGCCGTGGTAACCGTGGCCAGCAAACTGTTGGTATATCCAGCGGGAGCGGTTGTTGACCTCTGCAGTGTAAACACGCCGTCCGTGGCATCAGCGCCAGCCCAACGATCAATCGAATAGGTTGCGTTTGTGCCATCAATCGTTACTGCCGAACCAGAGTTTCTCTGGTCAATCACCATCGCACCGTTGATGATGCGGTTTCGCCACGAGACGTTGTTCGTCCCGCCTTGTGCAATGTTTACGGCGTTAGTCATGCAAAAACCTCCTGAGCAACAATATAAAACGAGGATGATGTGAGCGTGCTTGAGGCTGTGCTCACTTTTTGCTGCAATTTATACGTGACGGACGATGTTGTTGCGGGGGAATCCAAAAAACAAAAGCTGGTTGGAAAGTACCCCTGCAAACCTCCAGCACCGCTCTGAACGCTTCCAAGTTGCTCTTGTAACGCCGTTGACCCACGGACCAACTGGGCGTATGCAACAACGTTGGTTCCACCAACAAGAGACGCAAACAAAGTCCCAGAAACCGTAACCAAGATTTTGCTTGTTGCACTTGTCGGTGTAATCGACAGCGTTGCGTTTGTCATATCGACGTACGTTGTGCTGGTTGTAGAACTTGCCCCAGCAGATGTGTTTGTAACCACTTGTAAAATAGCGCCAGCGTAGCCCATTTTTCCTCGCGTCACCGAGCCATCTGCCAAGTAAGTCGAGTTCACCGCCCCTGCCGTTGCCGGGATGGCGTTCAGTACCGAGCTCACATAAAAGCTCTCAGTCACCACAGAGTCGCCAGCCGTGGCCGCAGCAGCCAGAACAACCGTGGTTCCGTTTGTGGCCGTGTAGTCAGCAGCAACCAAGCGCACACCGTTACGGTACACGTCGATGTAGCCCACAGTGTATGAGGGCACACTGAAAGTGGTCTGCCCTGCGGTGGCTGTGAAGTCGGTGACGGTGCGGTACGCGGTAGTTGTTACTCCGCTGGCAGGGATGCCAAGGTAACGCACGGAGATGTTGCCTGTGCCCGATGGCGGCGCAGCAGAGAACGTCAGGGTTGTACCGACCACAGAGTAGGTCGATGGGTCTTGCACCACGCCAGTGATGGCCACAAGAATGGAGGAGGTCGTGGCAGGAGCCACAGACATGGTGAAGGCAACAGTCGAGCCGTTACCCGAGAACGTGTCCGTCAGGAAGGCAACTGTGGTTGGCTCGTTTCCGATGTAGCTCATGGCTTGGGGTACTCCAGTTTCACTGCTTGGACACGAGCGAGCATATCAGCAGCAGCGTCTCCGCCTTTCCACAAGGCATCCAGTTGTTCACCAATTGGCGGGTATGCGGCGGCGCGTTGGGCTTTGTATGCGTTGGGGTCAACCCAAGCATTGACGGCATCCATGTCGATTTCAACCTTGTTGCCTTGAGCGTCAAATGCACCAGTGCCATCATCAACTGTAACGACTTGCGGATAAAGTGCGTAAATAGCATTGTGGTTCATCCTGCTATCTCCATTGCAGTTAAAAATGTAGGCTCGATAAAAGACGAATTTAAACCCCTTCGCCCAACAAAATAAGTGTCACTATTGCTCCAATTTCGCATTTGTATTTTGTAAGTAACCGCTGAAGTTGTTGCAGGGCTGTCCAAATACTGGACTGTATTAGCCATTGAACGATATGATTCAGTAGTTGACGATGCCGCAGTTGAAAATGGCGTGATGGTCAATTGGTCTGTGCCGCCGTTATTGCCAATCGCTATAGCTGTCGAGTCCCTAACAATGCGCAACATTATGTCAGGCGATGCGCTAGATGAACCAACCGCAATATTTACACTGATAAGAACTTTATTTAAAGCAGAAGCTGGAGTAATGCTTAAAGACACGCCTGTTACATCCGTCCATGTTGTTGCTGTGCTGGAATATGTATCGACTTTCACAGTCTGTAAAACCTGCAACACAGCGCCAGCGCCAAAGTTTGCACGAGCGGTTCCCGCAGCCAATCCGGAGTTGTTAATTGTGCTGAGTGCCATTTATGCCCCCTCAGTGGGCTGTACCCACAAACAAGTTTCTTCGTCAAGCGTCCACTCTGGCGCTGGTTGTGGCGGGATGAAAGCATCGCGCTGTGCGTCGTATGTATACCCGACACCTGCGTAGTTTTTACGCAGGGGTGTGCCGCCGTTGGCATGAACGCCGCCGTGCGTGTTGTAGCTGGTCTGAATCCACTGTCCGGGAGATGAGTCCACAAACGTGTTGAAAAACTCCGGCTCGGCCACAATGACCTGAACCACTACGCCGTTGCTGACTTTTGCAAAGTGCGCCATTTCTGATCCTTATGCCGTGTATGTGCCGGACGATGTGAAGGTGTGGATGGTGTAGCCACCAGAGGATGTCACTGTGCCGCCTGTGCCGCGTTGTGCGCCGGGGTAACGAATGATTACGATACCAGAGCCTCCGTTGCCGCCAAGACCTTGATTAGCAGATTCCCAGCCTCCAGCGCCACCACCACCACCAGTGTTTGTTGTTCCAGCCGTGCCATCAACAGCACCAGCAGTCCCTGATCCACCGCCACCTGAGCCACCAGAACCTGCTGAGTAGCCTATGTAGCAACCCCCACCGCCACCGCCAGCATAAGTGACGCTGGCTCCAGAAATAGAAGATGCAGAACCTGCGCCGCCGTTTCCAGAAGACAAGCCAGTTGCTCCAGCAGCACTTGCACCACCCCCGCCACCTCCGCGATAGGGGACTGCTGATCCATAACCCGCACCGCCAGCATTCCCTTGGCCAGATGTGCCAGCACCACCAGTTTGGCCAGCACCTCCGCCACCGCCAGAGCCGCCAGCATTTCCAGCGGAAGAATAATTTGCGCCACCACCACCTCCAGTAGATGTAATTGAACCAAATACTGAATTTGAACCGTTGCTTCCTCCTTGGTTTGCTCCGTTTCTTGCACCACCACTGCCAACTGTTACCGTATATGCCGTGGCGGATGTCAAAGTAAGAGATGCAGTACGGAACCCACCTGCGCCACCGCCACCTGTGGCGTTTCCGTTTGCCAGACCACTTGCACCACCACCGCCGCCAGCAACGACGAGGTATTCAACAGGGTACAAAGACCCAGCGGTGTCGCCAAAAGGAATCCAAGACGATGTTAATGTGTCGTACCACTCTGGGTTTCCGGTCGTGCTGTTCAGCCGAAACAAACCTGCCGCACCTGTAGGACGTTGTGCAGTAGTGCCAACGGGCATTTTGGCTGCGCCTGTTCCTGCTCCACCGGCAATATCAAGTTGCACAGCGCCTACCGTGCCCTGACCCGGCTGGATGACCTGAGTAATTGGGCTCGTGTACTGGACATAGATGTTGTTTGTGCCAGACGACGGTGCGCCTGTAAACGTGATCGTGTTGTTCAGTACCGTGAAAGCGTCAGTGGGGTTCTGCGGTACGTTGTTGACTACCACCTGAACCTGCGCCGTCGAAGCAACAGGACGGGACAGTGTAAACGCAACAGTCGAGCCATCACCGCTGAAATAATCAACGGCTGCTGTAAACGCTTGGGTTGTATTGGTATTGCCTACGTACGACATGGGCTACCTTTAGGTGATGTTGAGCACTGACGTGACCACGTCCGCCGAAGCCGCCGTAGAAGAGATGACCTTCAGCGCATCGTTTGTCACCAGCACTGTTTTCTGATCCCCGCCCACAACCACCAGCGTACCGCCCACAGGGACTGTGGCATCTTTAATCAGGTAGTAGTCCACAGCAGAAGCCGTGATGAACGCACTGACCGTGATCGGTGAAGTCGTGGTGTTGGCCAAAGACAGGCCAATGATGGTGGTCTGCGTGGATGAGCCCACAGTGACAACCGTGGCAGCAGATGTGCCAACGCTCTTGTTTAAATATCTGGTGAAAGTATTTGCCATGATTTACCCCAAAGCGATTGCCATTGCCACCGCCGTGCCAGCAGGGTCGGCGTATGTTGTGTAGTTGCTTGCATCCAGCACCGTGTTGCCGCTGTTGGCCGTCAGTGTGGTGAACGCGCCTGATTGTGGGCTGCTGTTACCGATTGTCGTACCGTTTATGCTGCCGCCCGAGATGGCCACGTTGTTGGCGTTCTGTGTAGCCATCGTGCCAAGACCACTGATGTCCCCGGAGGAGATAGTATCCCATGCAGGAGCAGCCGAGTCGGACCCAGTACCAGTCTGCGTCAGGACTTTCTTGGTCGTGGTCGTATTGCCGGAGAGCTTGCTCAATGTGTTGGCCAAGCCGGAATACAAGATGTCGCCAACAGCGTAAGAGGACTGGCCTGTACCGCCGTTTGTAGCACCCAAGGCACCAGACACTGCGCCTGATTGGTTCAGGGCAACAGCGTTCCACTCGACGTTGGTGCCGCCAGCGTTCATGACCAGCGACTTGTACCCAGCACCCGCAGCCAGCTTGCTCCATGTGTTGGTGCCAGAGCCGTACAGCAGATCGCCCGTTGTAACAGTGTTTACACCTGTGCCGCCGTTGGTTGCGGCCACAGTGCCAGTCAGAGAGATCGTCTGGCTTGTGATGTCAATGTTGGTGCCGCCTGTGTAAACAGGAACTTGACTGAATTCGTTGAACGTAATGGCGGTGGTGCCAAACACAATTGCGGCTGTGTTTGTGCAGATGAACGCAAAGAAGCCTTGCGTAGTGCCGCTCTGAACAAAGAAATAGTCACCGCCGCCCAGCGTGTTTGGATCGCCTTCGGTCGAGGTGTTTGCGTCAGCGGAGCGAGTCAGTACCCAGTTTGTTGCCCCAGAGCCCACTGTAGTGACGACATACACGCCGTTCTGAGTGCCGGTAGTCTGCTGCCAGACCAGAACCCGGTCGTTTACAGCCATCGACACGCCATCAACAGACAGCGCTACTTGGGTGCCAGAGTTAGTCAGGGTCGCGCCAACACCGGCAGTGCCGTTGCTGTAGGTGGCAGTCAGGTTGCCAGTCGTGGCCACAAGAACGGGCTCGTGGACGTGGAAGCCGTTGGACGTGGCGTTGTCCACATACTGCTTGGTGGCAGCTTGCAGGGCAAGTGTTGGGTCTGCATCCAGCAAAACGGTGGACTGGAACTCAGCCGCACCCGTGATGGTGGCCGTACCGGCTACGGACAGATCGCTTGCCAGCTCGACCGCTTGGTCTGCACCTTTAATGCGAACAGCTTCGTTGGTTGTATCCGCTCCGCCAGCAAACAGCACGACATCCTTGGCCGCAGTCTGGTTACCGATGAAGAAGTCATCCCCGTCATGGAACACGTAGCCCGAACCGGGCGTGAAGATGGGGTAGTCCACCGACGTGTAGTTTGAGCTGTTGATGCCCATGTCGGTGAAGTGCGTGTACCCGTCTGTGGTGGAGTCGTTGTACACCACGAAGTCAGCAGAGGCCGAGGAGCCGTCATTCTGGTTCAGGTTGTACACCTGACCAAACGAATCCACGTTGCCCACGAACTTGCCCAGCTCTGCCTCCAGAGACGGGTTTACGGTAACGCCGCTGCCCAAGATTGTGATGGGCCCACCGTCGATCAGGGTCTGGCCATCGGGCTCTTCGTAGATGGCTCGCTCTGCGGGGTATACGCAGAAGACGTTCTTCGCACCAGCGCCAAAAGAAATCTTTGATCCTGCGCTGCTGGACTCATAAATGGTGGTGCGGGTTAGAGTTGGGCCCGTTGTGCTGTATGTACCCAGACCAACTTCCCAGTCGCCTGTGTTTGGATCAACCGCAGCGTAGTACGTGATGTTGGTGTTACCGATGGCCGCGAAGGATTGAAAGCCCGAAACCGAACCCGACAGCACAAAGTCACTTGTACCGGTCGTGGTGGATGTCTGCTGTACTCTGTCTTTTACAACGATTGCCATATTTAATCCAATGTTGGTATGTCAGACCACGTAGTTGGGGCGCTGTCATTGATCGTTGACCATGTGGTCGATTGTGCCGCATTAAGCGTCTGCCATCCAGCAGTTTGTGAGTCGTTGATGAGCTCCCACAGCAATCTGGCCGTGGCCACGTCACTGATCGCCCCAGCCTCGGTGATGACGCAGGCAAACGCCATGTAGGCGTAAACCTGATCCAAGGCCGTAACGGTCTCAGCGACCTGCGCGTTAAACGTGGATGGAGCCACACTGGGCGAATCAGTACCTGTGGCAATCTCGGCAATGCTGGCGCTGAATGAAGACGCAGCAACCGTGACGGAATCTGTCGCTGTGGCAAGTTCCGCCGCCAAAGCATTAAAAATAGAAGCAGCAACGCTCACAGCGTCAGAGCCTGCACCCGCTTCGGCTATGTTTGTCGCAAAAGTCGGTACGCCTACAAACGTGTCAAACAGGCTCGCGTTCTCGTCAATGGAGGCGTTGTACGTGTTCGACCCTGTAGCTGCGAAGGGTGCCGCTGCAAAAGCCGATCCGCTAAACATTCGCTACCCCATTAGGCAGCGTCAAGGCTGAATGTGTACGTGACGTTCAATGTGTCACCGGACACAACAACACGGTCGCCGGGAGACTGGAAGTCAGAAGCCGAGAACAGTGTGCCGGAAGTACCAGAAGCTGCTGTGCAGATAAACGCACCTGCCACCGTGCCGCCAGAACTCGAGATCGAGAACGAAGAGGGCGAAGCAGAGTTGGTAGCAACCGATGGGTCTGCGGTTGTCGGTGTGCCAAATGTGATGGCTGGGCGACTGCCGGAGTAGTTGGTAAACTCAGTCCAACCTGCGTGTGAGGCCAGCGTATCCGCCGCAGCAATGGTCGTGCTGGCACCGGGGCCAGTAATCAGACCCATATACCAAGCAGCACTGTAGCCAATACCCTTGAAGTACTTGTTGTTCATGTCCTGAAGACCCTCGTTCACAACGAGGTTTGGAACCGAATCTTCCCACTTCAGGTTGCCATCTTTGTCGATGCACTGGACGTGGAACACGCCACCAGCTTTTGCGTTTTCTTTGAACATGGTTGGTCCTTATGCAATACGGATCAGCGCACTTGTCGCTGTGTTAGCGGGCATCTGCACCGTGAAAATGGTTGTGGCCGTCTTGTCCGACCCGAAGTCCAACACCGCAATCGCCTTGTTGCTCTTGCTTGCATTGTAAATTAGCGCACCCCGTGCAGTAAAGACAGCAGGGTCCCAAGATGGGTCGGCAAAGTCCACGTACGCCGTAGTACCGGAAGTTAGTACCGTTACACCAGTGAGCACTTCTCCGCCAGCAGAATAGCCCGTACCGGAAGTCTCGCCAGTCGTGGTGTAGATGGTGGTGTCTGCGCCCAGATTGGCGGTTGCCAAATACAACGCCATCTTGATGGTGTCGGTTTCAAGGTCGTGAACCCCAAGCAGGATGTCCTGCTTGAAGCTCGTGGTGAGTGTTTGCTCAAATGCCATATCAAGTCACCGCCTGTCGGTATTGGCCAGAACGATATGCGTCCTGACGTTCCATGCCGTCGCCCAGACGTTTTGCCAAAGCCAATGCCTCGTTGTACTTGGTGTTGTACAAAGCCACCATGTCGGCCTCACCCTTCATGAAGGTGATGGCTTCCACCAAAGAGCCGTACAACAGCACGGAGTCAAAGTTGTCACCCAACCATGTCTGGCCAGAAGCCGCCACACTGATCGACTCAGGGTAGTAGTAATAGTGCAACTCCACCGTGTACGCCGCCGCAGGGGTTGGGCCCATGATGAACGACAACTCATTGGTGATGACTGGCGATGCGCCGCTTGTTGTCGTTGGACCAAACAGGGCGTAGTACTTGGGGATGCCGGTGCTCGTAGGCGTGGGGTACGCCTGACGGATGAAGTTGACATCCTTGTTCAGCAAGTACTCGTACGCGCCAGTGGCATCCACAACAGCCAGAGAGTAAACGGCCAAGAAGTCTCCGGGGGAAGACAGATACTTGTTGTTTGCCTCTGTCAGACCCGTGACGTTCTTGCGAAGCGAAGGGAACTGCACCGTGTTGTAGATGCGCTGCTCCGCCTGCGTGACAAACACCGGGATGTTGTCAATGAAGTCTTGGTCGAAGTTCTGCGTGTAATCGCAGATTGCAGCGGTCAACTGGGTGTAGTTCATGTTCGTATCAGGCCATAGGGCCGCGAGCCATCACGCCTTTTGTAGCTGC